AGACCAGTCAGGCGCGACAGATGGCTGAGGTGGCAAAGAGTGAGGTTCAGTTCCAGCAAGACCTGAGCGGGCTGATGCAGGAGATCAAGTCGGATCCCAGCATAAGTGGTGACGATGTTGAGGCAGTATTTGCCGAGCGCTCACAGGAGCTGATGAACCAGCGCACTGAGCAGATGCAATCGCCCTTTGCGCGCAGGAACTGGGAGGTTCAGGCGTCAAAGACGCAGGGCCAGTTTGGCTTGCGGGCAATGGCGCTGGCTGGGGAGAAGCGGCTGGGTCAGGCAAAGGCAGACCTGACTGATTTGGAAACAACTATCCAACAGCTGGCCACCGACCCGACTGTGCCAATGCAGCAAGTTACGGATGCCATGCTGAACCTGAACGCCACAATCAACGGCTTCGTGGCGACAGGTGTCTTGCCCCCAGAGCAGGCTGCAGAAATGCGCCAACAGTCGGCAGGGCTGCTGCAACGAGCAGAAGGATTGCGTGCTTCAGACAGTGTCATTCAGGCTCTTAACAACGATGACTGGCAAACTGCTCAAGGCGCCATAGAAAGCAACAAGCAATTCCTGACGCCAGAACAGGTAGATCAATACACACAGCGCGCAGAGAAAATCCGCATCGACCAGACCGCACTCCGCACGGTGGCTGATTACGAGGCACGCTATGGGACGAACTGGGATCAGATGCTTGGGGAGGCTGACGAGATACAGGACGATGATCTTCGGCGTGCAGTGCAGACGGGAGTGGCGCAGGCTCAGACACTGCACGAGAGAGAGGTCAACGCTGGTCAGAAGCGTTCGTTCCTTGAGGGGCTGGACATCTTCAACAACACAGGAAACCTGAACAGCATTCCAGCATCCACGTTTGATGGGATGGGGGATATCTATGAGCGGCGCTTGCGCGGGTATCATGAAGCAAACGTGCGCTTCCTGCGGTACGTATCGGAGGCCGATCGTGCCGCAAGGGAGCGGTTGGGAAGAGACATGCAGGGCGTCTTCCTGTTGGAGCAAGCGCAGTACAGGGCCACTGGGCGGGCTGGTCTATACATGCAGGGGCCCGAAGCGTGGAACCGTGCGCTTGAGGCGGGAGAGAGTAGTGCGCTGCTCGATGCGTGGGCAGCGTTGACGCCGGCGCAAAAGATAACGGTAGAAACGGGTTGGTTCAACTTTACGGCGGGCACCGGCGAGCAAAACGAAGGGTTGATGAGGGCTGTTCAGGCCGGCATGACGTACAATCAAGCCTTCCCAATGGCTGGCTACGAACCAATTAGTGAAACTACAGTTAGGAATATACCTGGCGCAAGTCGAGATATTTTCAGTGCTCGAATGCCTGATCTGCCCGAAGGACGGGAAAGCTATACCGATCTGAAGACGTCAGAAAGGAAAGAATACGACGCCGAGATGGCGCGGTTCAGGAAATCGGCCGCGGCCTTGGGTCTTTACAACTCCCTAATCGCACAGCGCTATAACAGTGCACCGGACAAGCCAATCACGTCAGACGAATACAGACAGTTCCAAGCACAAGCACTAATCACGCATTTCCCTGAACTTTTTGCTCGGCCGAGTGCGCCGGACGCGCGGGACCGATGATGGAGTGGGACGAGCTAGAGCAATACGATGATGTCGGCGCATTATACGATGACGTCGGCAGTGCAGAAGCGTTCGCTAACCCATACCGTACGCGTGATGAGCTGCAGGGTGACTATCGGCGGCGTCGTTACGAAGAGCAAAAGGCGCAGCTGTTTTATAACTTGCAACAGGAGCGACGCGATCCCGATGCGGTAGCGAAAGACCTTGAGCTGGCTCGACGGTATGGTGCTCCGCCTGCGATGGTCTCTGCCGCACGTGAGCAGATAGATGAAAGCGACCGGACGCGAAACGTCCTAGAGATGCCGAACAGGGCGCCATTCACCGCAGAGTATTTTGCGCGGCAGGATCAGTGGGCTATTTCGAATGATGAGATGCCACTCCTCGAAGGCATGGAAGTTCGGATCAAAGATGCGCCCGACTTCGGCGAGCAACTGTTGCGCTTTGGCGCGGCGGCCGGTGCGGTGCCCTTCATAAACGGCGTTAACACTGGAGAGGGTTTGTGGGCGTTGGGGATGCGGTCAGCGCAGCAAGGCCTCAACAATCTGCAGTCTGCTGCACAATATTATATTGGTGGTGGTGAGTATGAGCCGTTTGTCCGTTTCGGACCAGCTGAGGGAGAACTGTCGCCAACAGAATTGCGAATACTGATGCGCAGGCAGGTAGCAGCAGATCTGACGCCTCAGTTCGAAAACCCAAATCTTGCAGCACTGTACTCGGGTTATAGCTCAATCCCAAGCATGTTGCCTGCTATTGCCGTCGGCGCGCTCACAAGAAGTCCAAAGGCTGCCGCTATCGTTGCTGGTATTACCACTGCTGGCGACAGTTACATGGACGGCATTGAAGCCGGACTTGAGGTCGACAGCGCATTGCAGCGTGCATATGGAATGGGCGCGGTCGAGACAGCGACAAGCAGGCTGCCGTTTGAAATGCTGTTTGGCAAAAGTCAGCGCGGCAAAAGCATGACCCGCCGGTTCCTCGAAAGCATGGCGGTCGAACAGGTAGAGGAAGCAGTCGCTGAAGAGGCGCAGGCATTTATCGATTTGGCGTTTTTAGATCGCGACAAGTCGATAGAGGATTGGGCTCGTGCCATTGTTGATCCCGCGCGCCGGCGCGATGTTGCTCTGGCGACCCTAGCAGCGTCAGGTCCGATCAACGCTACCGTTCTGGCTATGGAGAAACGCAGCCTGCAGAAGTTCGAGGAACGGATGCGAGCAACGCTGACACCAGAAGGACAGACGCTGTACGATCATCTGCGCGATATGTCGAAGATGAAAACGTACGATCGCGACCGGACGGCGGCGGAGGGTTTTGTAGAGGATGTAACGAAGGACACGCCGCTGGAGACAACGGTCGTCGACGTTGATGGCATTGTGAATGATCTGCAGCAGGCTGGGATCGATCCAGATGATTATCTGCGCAAGCTCGGCTTGAGCGATCAACAGATTGAAGATGCCAAGGCGGGCGTTGGGTTAGAGGTTGAGGTGCCAACCGGTCAGCTGTTTGAGGCCGCGCGCGACAATCTGACTGTACTGCAGCGTAACACTAAAACCAACACGCCTGGCCAGTCGACGATGAGCCAACGTGAAGCGATCATGGTTGAGGAGATTGCTAACGTTGTCGCCCAGCTGCAGGAGCGTGCGGGAATTAGCGGAGAGGAAAAGCTCAACGCCGAGGTCATCAAACAAACGATGATCGAAAACCTGTCGCGCATCTTTACGGTCGAAGCTGAACAAAAGGGTGCGGACATATCGCCAGAGCAGGTGCGGGAGAGCGCGACCACGTGGGCTAGCATTATCACTACGATGGCGGCTGAAGCGAACGTCGACCCTGTCGAGCTGTACAATCAGATTGCCCCCACCGTTGCCGGCATGACGCTAGAGGGGCAGACCATATTTACGCGCGACACCGAGGCCGATGAGCTGATGGAGGCGGATGAGTGGCGTACCAAGCAAGTGGACGTTGATGGCGAAACGCGCAACGCTGGTGACGTGTTTGATGATTTCATGGACCGCAAGATGTATGCGGAAGATTTTCTGGACTGTTTGAAAGGTAACTGATGAGAGACCTGTACGAAAACCGGATCCGATCGCGAGCCGCACCAGTTCAGCCCAAAGGCATGAAGGAAGTCACATACACTGTGCAACACGTAGGCCTCGACGAAGCAGACCTTCGAACACAGTTGGACGAGCAAACGTCTCTGATGGTGCAGAGGATGGCAGCGCTTCAGGATGAAATGACGCGCCGCATGGAAGCTATTGTTAGCGCAATCCCTGAACAGGTTGAAATCCCTGAGATGCCCACACTCGACGTGGGTGAGGTGCAGGCTGCAGTCGAGCAAGCAATCGAGCAGCGGGTCACCGGCTATGACGTCACTATAACACGTGACGCAGAGGGGCGGATCACAGGAGCGGAGGCTACGCCGAAATGATTGTCATCAAGGCAACCGATGCCGATACCAATATCTACAATACCAATGGCACGTTATCAGCCAACCGCACTCTGACGCTGGGCAGCAACACGCTGACGGTTACCGGCTCCGCGGGCACAGCAGGTGTGCAGTATGGTGGCGACTACAGTGCCAACTTCACCGCACGATCGCTAGTCGATCTCGGCTATGTTGATGCACACCTTGTGGGCGCTGATGTGTCATCGACTTTAGCTGCACCGACCAGCGCGCAGCAGGGTTACAGCGTTACGTGGGACAACACGAACAGCCGGTTCACGCTGTCGGACGTGTCAGGCTCTGGGGGCGGCGGGACTGGTACAGTTACGTCGGTGACAGGCACTGGTACGGTCAGCGGTATTACGTTGAGCGGCTCTGGCACCACTGATGTGACGCTGACGCTTGGCGGCACTCTCAGCATCACTGAGAGCCAGATCAGCGACTTTGGAGATTACCTGCCACTGACGGGCGGATCGCTTACTGGTGACGTTGACAGCACGGCCAACATTGAAGCTGTGGAGTTTATCGGCGACCTGCGTGGTGCGGTCCTGTTCAAGGCTCAGGCCGGTGAGGCATTGACCAAAGGAGAGGTCGTTTATATCAGCGGCATCAGCGGCAACACGACCGTGGTTAGCAAAGCAGATGCAGATGACGCAAACAAAATGCCGGCGTTCGGTGTCGTCGCGGCAGACGCCAGCCTCAACACGGCTGTTAATATTTACACGTTCGGCACGCTCAGCAATCTCAACACATCCGGCTATACGCTGGGCGATACGCTCTATGTCGGCACGACACCTGGCGCACTGGTCAACACCCCGCCGACCGGCCAAAGCAGTCTCCTCCAAAACATCGCGAAAGTTACTCGCGTTGATAATGCAGCCGGCAGCATCAAGATCCAAGGAGCAGGACGAACGAACGCAGTCCCGAACCTAAACAACGGCAATGTCTTTATTGGTAACGCGAGCAATCAGGCGGAAGTGCGGGCGCTTGTCGAAGCGGACATCAGTGACTTTGGTACATACCTCACCAGTTTCACCGAGACCAACGATCTGACAGCGGCTGTGACATGGGCCAATGTGCCTGATGCCAACATTACACAGTCTAGTGTTACCCAGCACCAAGCAGCGCTGTCTATAACGGAAAGCCAGATCAGTGATCTGGGAACATACCTGCCTACCAGTGGCGGGACCGTGACTGGTAATGTTCGGTTTTTAGACAACGATCTATTGCTGATTGGTACGGACAACGACTTGTCCATATATCACAACGGCGCAAATAGTTTTGTTCGAGATGGCGGCACCGGCAACCTTTGGATACAAGGAGCAACGCAAGTTAACATTGGTGGTGCCGACGGCACGATTGGAGTGCAGGTTGTTCAAGGCGCAAATGTTACCTTGCGGCACAATAATGTTGCAAAGCTAACAACAACATCGACAGGCATTAGCGTTACTGGTGACGTTGCTTTAACTGGATTGCTTGATGGGCGTGACGTAGCAACAGACGGCACCAAGCTGGATGGTATCGAAACTGGCGCAGACGTAACAGACAATACCAATGTGCTGGCAGCGCTTGGTTTTACACCAGAGAATAGCGCCAACAAAGGCCAAGCAAATGGTTATGCATCTCTTGATGGCAGTGGATTTTTGCCAACTACACAACTGCCAATTATACCAGCAGGCAAGCTACCGTCATATGTTGATGATGTTGTAGAGGCGGCAGGCACTGGCAACTTCCCAGCAACGGGTGAGGCCGACAAAATCTATGTGGATACCAGCGCCAACAAAACCTACCGCTGGTCTGGCACACAGTATGTAGAGATCAGCGCCTCGCCTGGCTCAACGGACGAGGTTACCGAGGGTAGCACCAATCTGTATTTCACCAACGCTCGCGCGCGTGCGGCGATCAGCGTCAGCGGTTCACTCAGCTATGATAGCGGCACGGGTGTCATTAGCTACACGCAGCCCACCAATGTCAGCACGTTTACAAACGACAGCGGTTATATCACGGCGAGCAGCACAGCAACGCTGACAAACAAATCGGGTAACATCTCTCAATGGACTAATGACAGTGGCTACCTGACCAGCGAGACAAGCCACGCTGACGTGGTGGTTGATGCAGACTTTGCATCGCAGGGTCTGATGCGGCGTGGTGCAACGGCAGGCTCATACTCTATAGTCACAGACAATAGCGCTAACTGGAACACCGCGTTTGGGTGGGGGGATCACGCGGCGGCGGGATACCTCACAAGCTTTACCGAAACAAATGATCTGACAGCAGCAGTGACATGGGCGAACGTGCCTAACGCTAACATCACGCAAGGCAGCGTGACGCAGCATCAGGCGGCACTGTCAATCACCGAAAGCCAGATCAGCGATCTTGGGACGTACAGCGCTGTGACGAGTGGCGCGGGTGTGCCCAGCACAACGCCAACAGCGCTCGGTGACATCTATATCGACACGACAAATGACGACGCCTACATCGCTGTTGGCACAGCTAGTTCTGCTGATTGGGAAAAGTCAAACGACGGCGGTGGCGGCGGCAGTGGTACGGTGACCAGTGTTTCGGGTACGGGGACAGTGTCTGGCATATCCCTGTCTGGAACGGTCACAACATCAGGATCCCTCACCCTTGGCGGCACATTGGCCGCGGATACCAGCAACATTACGACCGGCACGTTTGCTGACGCACGGATTGCACAAAGCAACGTCACCCAGCACCAAGCGGCGCTGTCTATAACAGAAAGCCAAATCAGTGATCTGGGCGCGTACATCACCGCCAGCAGCACAGACACGCTGACCAATAAATCAGGCAACATCAGCCAGTGGACGAACGACAGTGGCTACACCACCAACACCGGCACGGTCACATCCGTCGGCGGCACGGGTACGGTCAATGGTCTGACACTTAGCGGCACGGTAACAACCAGCGGCAACCTGACACTGGGGGGATCGGTGAGCGGCAGCCTGACTGGCGTCACCAGCGTTTACAACACGGCGCTTGAGGTGGGGCGCAGCAGCACCACAGAGTACATTGACTTTGGCACCAGCGGTCAGGTCAGCGTGTTCCTTGCAAACGTCGAGGAGTTTCGTTTTGCTGCAGGCGGTACGTTCCACGCAGATGCGGACGTCGTGGCATTCTCAACAACGGTGGCATCTGATGAGCGGTTAAAGCACGCGATCGAGCCAATCCCGTTTGCTCTGGAAAAGGTGATGTCGTTGACCGGCGTCAAGTTTAAGTACCGCAGAGACAATCGCAAGTCAGCGGGCGTCATTGCGCAGAATGTTGAGCAGGTTATGCCCAGCGCTGTGCGTGAGATGGAGCAGCTGAATAGCGGCGAAACGTACAAGGCGGTCGATTACAACCAGCTGATAGGGCTGTTGATCGAAGGCATGAAGGAACAGCAGAGCCAGATCAATTCACTGCGTGCTCAACTCTTTGCGTTGCAGCGGAACCAATGACATGGCGACACTGGGCAGATGGCGAGGCACTAACGTAGCGACGATCCCAAGCACCACCACGTTTGGCGCACCAAGCAACCTGTTCGGAACGCAGGTTCGTAACGACAGCAGCGCATACACATTCACTGCCAGCACATCGACGTTGACCCTGCCCAGCACTGGGCTTGCCGATGGTTACCTGTTGATGGCGCGTGTTGAAACAGACGACACATCGAACGGCAGGTTCAATCCAATCGGCCAGATCGTGCAGGCCAGCGGTACGGGCACGTTTGTTAATTCGCCAGGCGCAGGTTACAGCCGAGACACGTCAGAAGACCGAGCGTATTTCAACACATGGGCGTTCGTGCATAACCCGTCAGCCAGCAGCACATATCAGTTTCAATGGAAGCGGGACGCCGACGCGGCGACAGGCAGCACGATCATCGCCACGTTTGATGTCATCCCGTTTTACTACAACGACGTTGGGATATACACTAGCACCAGCTCGGCTCTGTATGGTGGCACGACACCTAATCAGGTCACTGGCTGGACTGGCACTAACGGCACGAATATTACACTTGCCAGCAATGCTGTAACATGTGCGGCAGATAATGTGCGGTACTTGTGCATTGGCTCGCAGTATTATGAAGGGCGTGGTGGCAGGACGCAGCGCTGGATGGGCTGGCGGATCGGCAGCACGAAGATCGACTACGGCAAGGCTTATGCGTATTACCGCAATGGCTCGGACGACAGCAATGGGGGGAACTTTTTTCACCTGTTCGAAACAACAACGGCCAACGTAACAGTTGATCAGTTCTGTTATCGTGGTGATGGCGTAGCTGCGGGTCAGGGCGGCGCGGATGTTGACGGTTCAACGCCGACGCTTGGCGACCATGCTATGGTCATTATGGAATTGAACAGCACCGCTGAAGGGTTCCATACGATTGACAACACTGGCGGGGTCGACCTGAACGTAACGACGCCTGTCGATCATGCGCTGTGCCGCACGGCAGCAATCACATTTAATGACGCTGCGTCGTTCACACGCTCGACCGACACAGCAATGGATGTGACCGTAGCGGCAGACATATTTGTGGCGGCTAATATATCCGCAGCGCAGGAGGTGGTGGGAACATCGTCACGCTGGACAGCGCAAGCCACACCAACGGTAAACGGTACGGCAGACACTGACATATTTCACGGCAACTATGCGCGTAACAATCAAGGCACACAGGATACGTTTGGCTGGAGCTGTAACGTGGCTGGATTTATAGGTGCCAGTGCTGGTGACGACATTGGAATTGAAACGTTAGAGCTGGCTGGTGGTGAGGACGGCGGACAGTTTGAGGTTCAGCCAAACTGGTCAGGATTTCTGGGTCTAAACCTAGACACGTTGCAGGATACCGGCACTGGCAACCAGCAGTATCCGGTGACTAGTGGTCAGATAACATTGGCCGGTGTGCAAAGCTTTTTCGGTGACACTGGCAGCATATCGCTTGGCGATCTGTATCGGGGCGGTGGTATCGTGCCGGACATTACAGAGAACGCAGCAGTGCCGACGACAGGCGAGATCACGTTGTCCGATATGTACGGCGTGTATAAGCAAGGCGCTACGGACACCACACCAGATGCATTTACGTTTACAGACGTAACGGACGTTGCTGTTTCCACGACGCAAACGTCCAACACAATCACGGTTTCTGGCATGTCGGCAGGTGCTTCAGCGACAGTGACGGTGACTGGCGGGACGTACAGCAAAAATGGTGGGGCATACACGTCCGCAGACGGAACCGCGCAAAACAATGACACGTTCAGTGTGCGTCACACGTCGTCGGCCAGCAACAGCACGTCCACCGACACAATGCTGACGATTGGTGGTGTCATGGACACGTACACGTCGACCACAGTGGCATCTGCGGACGTCACACCGAGCAACACGAGCTGGTGGAACAACGTCAATGTTGTCAACGGCTCGGGGACTACAAACACAAACACGATTACCATTGCCGGCATCAACGCCACAATCACACTCCGCATCGAAGCGACCACCGGCGGCGGTGACGCTTACAGCATCCGGCCACGTGTGAATGGCACACTGGTTGGTACGGCACAGACCACACCTATCGATACGGCAGATGCGTTTACGTTTACCGTCAGCAATGGTGACACCATCGCGTTTTTTCTGGACACGGTCGACAGAACGGACAACGGTCAGGTGTCCATCTATAACCAAAGCGACAGCAACACGCTGTTAGATACGTTTACAGTTACACTGGAGGTCGATTGATGGCTAACGAACTGGTTCTTGTGGCAGACCCTGCAGCGGACAGCGGCCTGACAATGACAGCAAATGTGCTGACGTCTTCTGGCACGTCGGTATCTACTGGCATCAGCTGCAGTGAAAGCGGAAGCACAGCGATATACGTCGGCAACTTCCCGACATCCCAGACGACAGCGGGCATGTATATCGTGCAATTCTTTTCTGGCGGTACGCTGTATGGAAGTGGCAGCATTGCGTGGGATGGGTCGGCGGAAATCACCGATCAGACCACAGACCTAAAAGCGTTCGAGCTGTGGCAGCTGCAAGGTCTTGACGCGTCCAACCCCATGACCGTCACGACATCATCCAGAACCGCCGGAGACATATCGCAATCCATTGCTGGTAACGGCACGACAACGTCTACTGTGCAGCGCTCATGACGCCGTTAGCCGTCGCAACTGATGGACTGGTTGATGGGCCCGATACTATCACCAAGGCCAGTCGCGGATACCTGACACTGGAGGTTCAGGTAACGCCGCAGGTCACGCCATCTGGTGGGGCAAGCGACCGCGCATACAGTCTGCGACTGCGTGAACGGATCATTGCGGAGGAAGATGATGCGGTGGCGATGATATTGGAAGCTTTGTTCCGACGCATGAAGCTATAACAATCGCATGGCAAATCGTTTTGACGTATGCGTTCGACGCGTAAATCCACCCGAAGCCGACGTAGCTGATCTGCGTCGGTTTATCGATGAAGTTGGTGACGAGGTTCTGGGTACGCAGGCCTACCTCAGCTCGACGGAAAAGAGCCTCAACGATTTGCGCACCAAGCTGCAAGAGATGGGCGTACCGGCTGAGGTGACGCCAACGGTAAAGAGCGACACGCGTGGGCAGCTGCAGGTGTTTCCCGATCGGCGCCCGTTGCTTGAGCTGGGCCGCAAGGCCGACGTGTCGACCGTCAACCATGAGATGGCGCACGCCTATCTCGACATGCTGGACCGCATGTCCAAAGGTGCGTTTGGTGCAGAGGCGCAGGCGTGGGCCGAGAAGCAACTGGGCGACATCAAGGAGATGACTGGCTTCAAGCGTGTGGCGCCATTGTTCCATACTGCAGACACGCTGTACCTCGAGCCGGACAAGCAGGTCGGCGAACTGACCACTGAAGGCATTGAGATCCACGAGACGTTCGCAGAAATGTTCGAGACGTACCTGCGCAGCGGCAAGACCAACAACGTCAGTCAGAAAAAAGCGATGCGTAACTATCGGCGGTGGATGACCAGCATCTACCGATCCGCAGATGACCCGCGCATTTCACGCGCCAAAGAACTGATGAATGACGAGGTCACAGACTGGTTCGACCGCATGATCGAAGCGGAGGATCACAGTTCTGCAGCAGCTGCTGAGCTGGACGTTATGGCAGATGAGCGTGTCAAAGCGATGGTGGCCAAAGGCATCCTGACGGAGAAGCAGGCTCAGAACGTTGCTAAGCGGCTCATAGAAGCTCGCGAGCGCGCGACAGAAGAGATGCTGGCGAAGCTTACCAAAGAGCACGAGGCACGCCTCACGCAGGAAGCTGAGCGCATACGGCGCAGGGTGCGTCGCGAAAGCACGGAGGAGTTCGACACCAGCAAGACCGGCCGCGCAATGAACTGGCTGACTGATGGCGAGTGGAACGGCAACAAGCTGGGGCAGCAAGGTGAGCGCGATCGACTGGCACGCGCGGAGGCGATGGGGTTTGATACAAGTACGAGGCTGTATCATGGGACTGAGAGCACAGACATAGCACAATTTCGCCGTAGCACAGAAGGAGTGCTCGGCGCTGGAGTTTATCTCACCTCACGCGCTGAAGAGGCTACGGATTACGCTGGTGAAACTGGCGTTATTTATCCAGTTTTTGTTAGAGGCAAATTAGCAGACAAGAATGATCTTAAAGACGCAGAAGCCGACATCAGGCGCCGCTACGAAAATGTGGGAAAGGCCGTAGCAGACGCAGCAAATGTTGAACAAGAAGTGGCGGACCTTCTTGCCGAAAGAGGTTTTGATGGCATCCAATTAACTGATGAAATGGGGTCGTTGTTTTCGATCTTCGACCCCAAGAATGTGCGTGGCGCCTTTGCTCGTTTCGAGGACGCCAACACCAGCAACATACTGGGGCAGAAAGAGCTGGCGCGTGAGGCGCGTTACAAGCGCATGGAAGACATGGGCTACGACACCAGCACAGTTCTGTATCGTGGCGTCAGGTCGGACCCCAGTGTGCGCGGGCCTGATCAGGCGCTGTTCGAATACTACACCGACAGTCCGTTTTACGCTTCGTATTACGCATTCGGTGAGCCGACTGGCAGTCCGTTAAGCATGAACCTTGAAAGCGATCTGTTGTTCGAGGAAAGCATTCCACAGATGCAGAAGCGTTTGGAGGAATGGAAGGCTGCAAATTACCAGCCGGTTATCGACCAACTTGAAAGGCTTCGCGGACCCGATCGCGAGTTTGAGGACGATATCGCTCAGTTGAGACGCCAGTATAACGATATGCTGAAAGATATGCGGCGCACCGAAAATTTAGCGAATGCGTATCCAGACGAGCTGACAGACCTGAAAGATCGTGTGCAAATATTGGCCTTAACTGAAGCTGAGCGGGAAGGTCGGCCAATCGATCAAGTTGCTAATGATCGTATGATGAGCCGGCCGCTACTCGAAGAAGTTTTGCCAAAGTACAGTATGCCGGAGGAGGAGGTGCAGCGATATAGCGTGGAGCCGTTGCCCTTTGCTTTGAGCACGTTTCCATCGATTGATCTGCTAGACCGTTTTGCGCAATCGGCCAGAGTGGCGAAAGGCGACTTTCTGTTTATCATGGAAAAATTCGGACGAAGCGGCTTGCCAGTCTTCAGGTGGAACAACACAGCAAAACAGATTGAGATAGTTGACAACGTGGTATCGTTCGGCGCTTCAAACATAGTGCCCGCTTCACCGGCAGTGCCGCCCGTATGGAGTATGCGTGAGCAGGCGTTGATCGAGTATCGCAACGCAGAAATTATTTTGCACCCTGATCAATTACTGCCGGACGAACGCCAAGCGTTTGACAGGCTGCAAGGTCAGGCGCGCGAAAGATGGAAGGAATTCGAAAATCGCACGCATAACATCCGCGCAATTACCGAAGGGTACGAGCAGCTGAACGAGCAGTTGTTCGAATTAAGCTGGGACCTACGGGCCATATTTGACACCAGTCAGGCAGGTGACCCCGCGTTGTATCCCGTGTTCTTGAAGCGCGGTAAACCGTTGTGGGTATCGGACGAAACAGCAATAATGCAGTTAGGCTATGATGAAAAAGCCGTCGCCGCATTGAAGGAGCAGGGCTACACACACGCGATCTGGCATCCAGAGTATGAAGAGGGAGACGAAGACGTACTACTCGGCAGCATGGCCAAGTACCGGTACGGCGCCGAGGTCGTGATCTTTGACCAAGACGCAGTCATATCGATCTTCGATCCGGCGTTGCCGGCTGGCGATCCTGTCGCCAACATCGTCAAACAGAATGGCGTTACCCTTGACGAAGATGGCAAGGTTGAGCTGACGCACACGCAGACGGTTCTGCGGAACGCTGCAATCGAACGCGCTGATCAGATGGGCTTCGACACGGCAACCGTTTACTATCACGGGTCTCCGGTCAGTACGATCACGGAGTTCCGGCCAAGCCGACATGGTGCAATGGGGCGTGGCGTCTACATGAGTGATGTGTCCGCATATGCTCAAAATTATGCGGGCCGTAGAGGCACGCTTTACCCGCTGTATGTACGCGGTGCGATTATCGACAACGAAGAGCTTGATGCCATGTTGTCGGAACCTGCAATGGCTAAAGATTTTGCAGACCGTGTCCAAGCACTGGCTGACGCGGGAGAGTTTTCGTATGACACGTACGAAAAGGTCAAAAGCGAAATGGCCCGCGACATGGGTTTCGCAGGACGTAAGCAACGCGGTGGGTTTATAGGACCGGATGGAGACATTGTCATTGTGTTCGAGCCGGAAAATATCCGGTCCATCTTCGCCGCGTTCAATGATCCTGCCACTGCAAACATCTTGGGCCAACAGGACAAGAGCCCAGTCGAACGGCTGGCGGATCGGGAGCCGCCGCGCAAGACAAAGGCCGGCGCAAAAACCGTTGTGGCTGGAGTGGTTGAGCGGTTTACAGTGGAGAACAATAGCGCCACCGCGCCAAAGATGGTGAAAGGCTCCTCGTTGATTACGGGGACGACGAACGCGACCAATGCCGCAAAGCAATCGGAAGCGTTAGATGCTTTGCTGGTTCGCCACCGCACGCCATTAAACAGTCTGGAAGAATGGGTGGCGTATGGCAACGACGCCTTTTCCAACACGCGTGTACCCATGCCACCGTGGCGAACACTGGCCATTGTTAAAGAAGGATCAGCTGCTGTCGAGCGCGAGTTGGGTACGCTGTCGGAAGGTATGCGTCGCGATGCTGAGGCAGGGCTGCAAACGGCAAAAGAGTTTGGCGAGCTGTACGCATCTGGACAGGTCGATCCAATCATCACCCTGAAGGCTTTCTATTGGTCCATGCTGTCCCGACGGATAACGCCGTACTTTCAGGAGAGTGCGTTTCTGGACACGATCAGTGATCCAGAATTCAATGCTATTTTGACGGAGGGGCTTGAACGCGGTTGGTCGGACGATCTGGCTGTGCGTTTTAAGGACTGGGCATCGCAAGCAATTCCTAAAGGCAGCGGCGGACGTAGTGCAATCTTGAACCTAAACGCGTTCGGAGATTTCTTCCTGCCTGTCATGATGCAAAAGGAAAACGGTAAGACGCACGTTCAAATCATTCATGACATGCTGGCTAGTGGCGTTCCTTCATACATCATTCGGCGTGAGTTTCTGCGATTGGGCGCGGGCTCCGGCATCGACAACAAAGTGTTCTCGTTCATGATGTTGTTGGTCGGACGAACAGATGTTCTCATACTTGATAGGGTGCAGATACGGAACCAGTTTAACGATGGTCGTTTTGGTGATGAAAACCTGTATGACAATCTTAAAGACGAAAACGGCAAAGCCCTGACGGGCACAGGGCTGCAAGAGTTTGGCAAAGGCCACATCGGTCTGTTCTTTTATGAAGCAATGGAGCGTGCACTCCAGCCCATTGTCGAACAAGCCTACGCAAACATGGGCATGGAAGGATCGCTAGGTCGTTACCATTGGGACAGCTGGCTTGCCGCTAGCGATCAGGAAGTGGGCCACGCGTCGGTCGAAGGATTGTTTCGCGAAGCGCAGGGAGCGGCCGCGCCATACGTCGGCGCGTATGTTCGTCAGGGCAAGTATGGATCGTACGACTACGGATTTCGGTACACCGTTATGGAGGACGGTAAGCCCGCCATCTTGGTAGAAATGTTGCAGCCTGTAACAGACGCTGACGCCCCAACCGCATACCTACTCCCGCACAGTGTGATGGCCGACAGCAAGTCTCCTACGCGCAAGGCGCTCAGCAAGCTATCGTCAAAAGCGCGCAAGCGTGGTACAGAGTTTGGCACATCGCGTCCGTGGCATGACGCGCTGACAGAAGAAGAGAGAAATGAATATGACGAAGCAATCAAAAGCGGAGGAACTGCTGCGCCGATCGATTGGGCAAACCCTACCGATGCAGCCGGACCAGAGACTGAAAACATCCTCGGCCAAGACGGAGTGGGACCCGAACGCACCGGAGACGGAAGAAGACAGCCACGGATACCTCGCCTTGCGCGCCTTGAAGGTGCGCCAGCAGTCCCAAACTTCGCGGGCCCGATCCCAGAGATCGTCGCAGTCGCAGACGAATACGCCCGAGCAAACGGTATCCCCGTCGGCAGACAAGCCGCGTTCGCCGGAGTAGACGTCGACCTTGCGCAGCGGATAGCGCAAGCCTACGAAGAAATGAAACACGATCCGCAGGATCCAGAAACTGCTGCGGCATATCAAGCGTTGATTGAGCAGACCAAAGCCCAATACGACGCTCTTGTCGCAGCAGGATATTCGTTTACGTTTTTCGACAGACACTCAGATCCTTATGAAGGTAATCCGTGGAACGCGATGCGCGACCTGCGCGCAACCAAAACGATGGCAGTCTTTGCTACGTCGGATGGCTACGGAACAGAAGGCATAACGGACAGCGACATTGCCGACAACCCAATGCTGGAAGACAGCGGGCTGACGTGGCCGGATCAGGCAGGCGTTCAGCAGCCAGTGACATACAACGACATCTTCCGCGCTGTGCACGACGCAATGGGGCACGGTCTTGAAGGTTCTGGGTTTAGGGCGCGTGGTGAAGAGAACGCGTGGCAAGCGCACGTCCAGTTGTATTTTGGTGGCGCAGTAGCTGCCATGACTTCGGAGACGCGCGGACAAAACAGCTGGCTGAACTACGGTCCGTATGGAGAGCAGAACAGAACGGCGAGTTTAGAAGACACGATCTTCGCCGAACAAAAAATAGGTTTGCTGCCGTCATGGGCGTGGACCGAAGGGCGTCAGCCGTTCATTGAGGAGACTGCGCAGGAGCAGGCGGAAGAATATCCCTTCGTGCAGGAACCAAAAAAGAAGGTGAAAGCCTACAAGCTATTCCGGCTGGATCCGAAGCGGCCAGGCGAACTGTTCCCATTGTTCGTGCAGTCGAAAACACCTGTGCCTATGGGGCGGTGGATCGGCGCGACGTCTGGGGTGATGGACGCGCAGGGCCGCGTGAAGTCCAGCATTGGCGCGCTGAAGTACCGGCCTGGCTGGCACGCCGGCGATGTCCCTGCGGCGCCACACATTGGCGCTAAGCTTAGCAGCCAGAGCAAGGGGCCAGACACGCGCCGGCCAGATCAGGTGTGGGCAGAGGTTGAACTGGGCGACGATGTTGACTGGCAGTCTCAGGCAAACGCTGGAGCGCGTCGCAATAAGGCCGGCGAAATCATTGCCAGCACAGCCGACATTACCGATCGCATCCCAGAGGGTGGGCACTACCGGTACAAGACAAACCCAAACATGCAGGGTGAGTGGCTCATTGGCGGCGAGATGCGTGTCGTTCGTGTCCTGCCAGACGCTGAGGTTGAAGCCATTAACAAAGAGGCAGGCACGGCAGACCTGCCACGCAGGCAACCTGGCCAATGGTTGTTCCAAGGCAACACGCGCGAAGACAAGGCGATGGCGCAAGCGATGAAGATGTACAAGGCGAAAAAGACGCCGGAACAAATCTTCGAAGCGACGCGCATGATGATTATCTCGCCGCACCAGAAATTTGACTATTCAGCTAGCTGGGTTCTTGTCGAAGAAGATGGATCGGTACAGGTCTGGTCAGACGGCGGCCATCGGGCACCGAGAAAACTTCGTCCGGTATTGCAGTCAGGTCGTGAGCTAAAGTCCGTTCTGGATACAACAGACGATGATCGTCTGGCTGTGCTCGTGCCGGACGGTTTCCCTGACATTCCTTGGCACACAACTACGCCGCTTAATGCATTGCAGTCGGCGGCGATTATGGTTGAGGCGATGGCTGCGGGTATCCCAATGCCGCCGGACCCATTTGGCCACAGGCCCATAACACAACTGACTGTCGAGCGGTTGCAAGAAAAGCTGGGCATGGAAAGCGTATATCTCAGCGTCAGCAATCTCGCCAATGAGCAGCAAATGGCTGGCGTGCTGGAGCCAACACGTGAGCGCAATCTGTATGTTGTGCACAACACGCGAGACAGAGCACTACGTTTTCAAGATGAGCTGGGCGGATTTGCAGGGCCATCCATCGCCGTGTCGCGTACCGATATTGGAGAGTTTGAAAGCTTCGGTGATATCTCATTGATAGCGTCGCCTGAGTTGTTGGATGACAAGGACATACACGTCTTTAATGCGGACGTGTATTCGCCGCGCCAGCCCAAGGAACAAATAGTCATCGAAGAAAAGTCTGTTGAAGCGCTTTACGAAAGAGTTAGGGCTGAACTTCCTGATCGCTATCAGCGTGCACCTGAACATGTCACACGCTTCGTAAGCAAACCTACAACGTATAACAACGAGTCGGCTATCAAGCGGTATGGCAAAACAGGACTTGATGATCAGTCCAGTATGGAATTTTTGTTGTGGGGTTACAGGGAAGGGTTGATCAGCGAAGATGCTGCTGAGTTTCGTCTGCCGGAGATGGACAAAGGCTTTGATAGTAACATCAAGTTGCTGGCGCGTAAGGCATTCGACATCGCCGATCAAGGTCAAGCAGTTATTGAGGCTAGGCGGCCCATCGTAGCAATCGATAACATTTGGGAAATGGCGAAAGACCGTACGTCGATCATGCAGATTGATGACAATATATTTTTTATGGAGGCATGGAAGAACGCGTATTTTGATGTGGCACTTAGCAAAAAGCTGAGAGAGGCGTATGCGGAGGAGACCGGCCTCGATAGTGAGCAGCTCATGCAGAACGCTGACTATCGGCGGTTCATCACGCTGGCTGCATATTACCAGCACGTCAAAAATCATGGGAACATTGCGCACATGCGGGTGCAAGATCGTGTGCGTGTTGCGTTGGCGCATGGCACGCGCAAGAAGAAAGCTGGCGAATTGCTCAACAGCTATCTTGATTATGTCGACACGCAGTTTGCCTCAATAGAACGGCGCTCGGAGGTACTCGTCGGTTTCGACGCAGACGGAAATCCAGTGACTAAAGAGTACACTTTGGAGAACGTTGTCGAAGCGATGTTCTTGCACGGCATCCGTGGTGGAGAAGGTGCGTTCGGCGGGGCTGGTTACGTACGCGGGTTGGTCGCGGAAAAGCTCGCGGGCAAAGAGGCAGTCGCCAAAGCGCGCCAGCAAATTGTCAGCGCTCGTCAGTTCCACTCGCTGAAATCATTTGCCGATCAGGCCGTGGGCCTCTTCGAGCGTGAGATCAAACGCATCTTACCCGAAGAGGTATTGAACAATCGGGATCCCGACGACTGGATTAATCAACTTTTGCTGGGCAATCTGGACGGAGTGTATGCAAGCGATCGTAATACAGCATTGATGGACTTGAAGCGGCAGATCACTGAAATGTTTTTCCGTATGCCAACGGAGTACTTTGAGGCAAAGGCAACGCGACCCGTGGCACTGCAGGAGTTCGTCGCTGCGGTCGTTCCTGATGACACAGAGGCAGACATATTGAAGATGCTTCGGGATGCTGGTCTGCAGGTGGTCAAGTACGGCGGCAAGACCGACCGCATCACAGCGATCAAAAAGCTGCAAGCCAAAAACGTATTCTTCCAGAACGGACCGAAGTACAAAAACTGGGGGCCGATCGATCCGCCCGATGGGCTGAAACCAATGCGGTTGAGCAGACAGGATCTGAAAAACTACCCTAAGCATTTGGTGAAGGCGCTGCCGCGCAAGATCAAGCTACGGATGAATGACGAAACGTTGCCGGAAACCAGCGTCGAACAAGCAGCGCACATGTTTGGTTTCGCTAACGGAACGGAAATGCTGGAAGCGTTCAATGGGGTCGGGGGTGATCGTGGCAAAGCGATTGCCAACATGACCAATTCCGTCATGGAAAATGAGTATCCTGAAACGCAGTATGACAAAGAGAAGCTGGCCGATATGGCTGCAGACCTCGCCAACAACGAGGTCCGTGAACGGCAGCATGAAATAGAAATGATCGCTCTGAGTGAGGCTATGGGCGTACAGCCGGCGCTCAGGCTGGCGCGTGTAGCTGCCGACGAAGCGCTGGAGAAAATGACATACAACCAGCTGGCTGGCTGGAGACAGTGGCGCGCTGAGGCCGATCGGTTGGAAAACAAAGTGGCGGCCGCCATCAATGAGGGTGAGATCGAACAGGCGCAACGCCTGAAAGCGCGGGCGCAGTTGCTGCGAGAGATGTATCGCAAGGGCGAGAAAGCGCTGCAGCGTTTCGAGAGTAAGCGCAAAGAGGTTATCAGCTACACGAAGGGCGAGCGGTTCAAGCGTATCGTGCGCGCAGGCAACCAGTATGTCGAACACCTCAATGGCATCATCGACCGCTATCGCCTGAAGCCTGAGACCAATCGCCAGTCCATATCGATCGAGCGTTTTCTTAGCTGGGTTGATCGTCAACTGTTGGACAAGGATCCGTTGAAGCTATCCGATATGAAGCTTGACGGCGTGGAAGATGGCGGAGATCCCATTGCAATGATGGCGGAGATGGAGCGTGAGCAACGCTTGCGCGACATGGCTGCTTCCATGCGTGGCAGGTCGTATCGCACGATGACGCTGGCCGAAATGGAAGAGGTGGCAGCACAGGCAAGCCTTGTGCACAGCCTTGCCAAAACGAAGGATCGCCTGCTGACCGATCGCAAAAACCGCACCATTGCCAGAGCGGCGGCAGATGTTGCAACGCAGGTTCGCAGGAAGAAGGGTTCAGTCGCGGCGCCCAGCTCTGATCCGCTGAGGGGCAGATTTGTAGATGGTGTTCGAGAAATCTTAGCGGGGCAGCGTTCTCTGCAATCGATCGCGTTTGAGATGGATGGCGCTAAGTCTGGCGGCGTAGTGTGGAACTTCATAGTGCGCCCGTTGAACGAAGCGATATCCCGCAAGGAACAGATCCGGCAGGAGATGATGCAGCGCATAGTGGATGCGCTTGAGGAAAGGTTTGGCGTGTCTGGCATCAATCAGCTGGGCAAAGACAAGATAGGGTTTCGCCTGAGTGACGAGAATAACACTGAGGTCACGCGACAAATGGCGATCAGCATTTTGCTGAATGCGGGCACAGCCAAAGGTCGTCAGCGTCTCGCTGATGGTCGCGGCATCAAGCCCCAAGACCTGCAGCGCATCATGGAACTGCTGACAGTGGACGACGTGATGTTCGTGCAGGACATGTGGGACATCTTGGAAAGCTATTTCGGCGACATGGATGCTGCGCACAGAGACATACATGGATTGCCGCTGAAGAAGGAACCGCCCGTGCCTTTGGCTACGCCATTCAAAGATGAGAATGGCAGGCAGATCATTTTAGCTGGTGGGTATTTCCCTCTGGTCTATGACGGACGCCAGTCCACTGCAACACAGCAGCGCCAGTTGAATGACGCAGCAATGCAAGAGGCGCGCAAAACCGGTGGATCTATTACGGCCAAAACGAAAGTGTCTGCTCAGAAGGAACGTGCGGACGTTGTCACGTTGCCAGTGCTGCTGGACTTCACGTCAGTTGTTGTGCGCCACGTTGATCAGGTTTCCTCCGAGATCGGATTGACGCGTGCGTTGCTGGACGTTGCGCGGATCTTGACAAACGAAGACGTGCGGCGAGCTATCGTCGAAAAGTATGGCAGGAAAACATACGATCAAATTGTTTCCCACATTCGCGAAACCAAAGAGGGGCCACAAATCCTGACGACATGGGAAGAGCGCGCGCTGAGTGGCCTGCGAAACAACATGTCGATTATGGCGCTGGGCGCAAACCTCGGCACAATCTTTTTGCAGCCAGCTGGTTTGTTCCAGACAATGTCCCTGATTGGCAAGAGGCAAACCCTGAAGGGTATGCTTATGACGTACTCGGGCAATGGCGCGAAGCTTAAAGAAACTGCCGAAACAGCCGCGCGCCAATCGCTGTATATGCAGCAACGCATGGACACGATGAACCGCGAGGTCAATGATGCACTGGCGCGGATGCAGGGCAGGTCCAACGTTGTAGACAAGATCGCAGAGTATTCTCTGGTGCCCATGCAGCAGCTGCAATTCTACATGGTAGATTTGCCGACATGGAACGGTGCCTTTGATCTCGCGCGCAGCCGTGGTTTTGATGATGTGGATGCCTCAGCGATCGCCGATCAGGCGGTCACTGACAGCCAAGGCTCTGGTCAGATACAGGCTTTGGCCGGCACGCAGCGCGGAGGCCTTGTCAAAAAGCTTTTGACGAACTTCCTGTCGGTGATGTTTACGATCTACAATCTTGGTCGCGCAAAGATGGCTAACCGCAATCACCTTTCGTTCAATGGTTTTATGGCGAACCTCAACGACCTGATGCTGCTTTCGGTATTGCCAACCATGTATTACATGTGGATCCAGTACATGCGTGGTCAGTTGCCAGAGGATGAAGAGGAATGGCCATCCCACTTCAGCAACGAGATGGCAAAATATTTCCTAGGTATGAACCCAACCACCAATTTGCTTGCGCAGTCGCTGAGCCCATATGGATATTCAGGACCGGCCGGTTTGGCACCAATAGGTGTGCTCGGTGATGCTGTTGCGGAAACTGGCTCGTTCGCATCCCAAGCGGTCAATCGTTTGTTAACCGGAGAGGAAATGGATGACGACGCAATGTCTGATCTGCTTTACGCATTGGGTCGAGGCTTTGCAGCAGCGCGTGGCTTCCCAATCTTCCAAGCCGAGAAGGTTGTTGAGACAGGCCTTGCGACCATGACGGGTGAGATCGAAGACCTGCCAACCTTCGGCCAGTCCATGATGCAAGGCTATGACTTCGAAGAAGGCGAGCCTGGCTGAGTTCATTCCAGTTTACTTGCGATAGTGTGGCATGGCCATCGATCGTGCAATCATCCTGAGCAAGTATCCACCTTGCAGAGAAGACTTCGAAACGACAGCGGAGTGGAAGGTCGCGCGTATCGAATGGATGAAGTCGCGACGCAAGACCGTCGAAGACAACGGGCCGCGTGAGATTGTGCGCTGGCGCGAGCGGCGTGTGTCTGAGCCGTATGAGGTTGAGAAGATCGTCAAGGTATATGTCGACAAAAAGGAAGAAGCCGACATCATCGAGACGATCAACGAGCGTGAGCTGAACGAAGGCGAAGGGCGTTCGCATGATGAGGCCGGCGACATAACGCTAACACCGGAGCGCATGACCGATGCGTTTCGTGCGCAGATGGTCGAAGACGAAACCGTTGAGCAGACAGCAGCACGTTTGTGGCGACGCTGGGAGATACTGTCGGCTGCGATTGTCGATGGCAATGCAACGCGGGATGAGTTCGTCGAGCACAGCATTCTTGCACAGATACAATTTGAAATCCGCAAAGCGGTCCGTCATGAGGGGTGAGCATGTCAGACCTGTCGATAGAGACGCGAATAGCCAGACTGGAAATGGCGTTCGAGACTGCGCCTGGCTACAAACATTTGGCCGAACTGGAGCGTCGCGTCAGCGCGTTGAACGATACGCATCTGGACGCCATGATGAAAGACATCAAGGAACGGATCAAGTGTTTGGCTATGCAGGTGCGCGAGCAATCCAAGGATCAGGATGCTGCGTTGACCAATCAGCTGCAGGATCAATACGACCTGATCATACGCGAGGCGCAGATCAAAATCGACAAGGCGATCGAAGACTTGAAGCACGAGCAGGAAGCGCGGCAAGCGGCAAGCCGATCGAAAGCGTGGTCGCTGTTCTGGTCCATCGCATCCATTCTGGCTGTGATCATCGGAGCCAACGCCAGTCAGAGCAGGTACGTTGCCAACGTAATGCAGAGTTTATTTTGAGGATGACGCCATGAACCTGAACCCGTTTACACGCGCGCGAAACGAAAATGTGCAGGAACGTTTTGACGCGGATCCGACTGCGATCATTCGGTTCGCTGATCAGGCGTTCCTATTTGCGTGCATCGGCGCGATCGTTGCGGTCTACATACTAGACGCAATCTTCTTCATGGCGTGGGCACCAGAGGCCTACCTCATTCCAGTGTTCATGCTCATCGCGTTGGTGATCAGAACAGTGGCGATCTCTGCAGGCGTTGCGCTGCAGTGGGTTCGCGGCATGGCAGAAATCAGAGGCGCTAGGGCGACAGTGCGCGCTCTGTGGGTGGGCTCAATCCTCCTGTGCCTTATCCCTGCCATGTCGTTTTTTGCCGGCGGTCACAGCGCCCAGACGAAGAACGCCGAAGTTTCGCAGGTCACCACTGAGCAGACAGTACAGAACAATGACGAGCAGCTGGCGTTGATCGATGAAGAGATTGCAGCGCTGGCAGAAGAGCGGGATGCAGCACTGGCTCTCAGCCAGCAGCAGATTGATCTGATTGCTGACGATGGCGTGCCTGGCATTAGCCGAGCAGACAACGAACAGATTGCAGGCATCCGTTCTGACATGGCCGGCATTCGTGCGCGGTTTGGCGAATTGATTGAGGAGAAGCGCGATGAGAAGCGCGTGATCCTGACGCAGACCGAACAGGTAGAGGTGAAGAATGCCGAGGAGACAACAGAGGTCAGCGTGTTCTACGCAATCTTTGATGTGCTCGGTAAGATCCTACCTTGGTCTGCCAACAATATCAGCATCGCTGTGCTGTTCATGTTCGCGCTGTTCATTGAAGCGATGGCGGCATTTGGCCTTGGTGCGTACTACGATCTGCACCGGTTCTTTGTAGGCAAATTGCGCGAGCTAGAAGTGGAGGAGCAAGAGCATGTCAGCAAAGTCAACACCGCCGCCCCGCCCGCCGAAGAACCTGCAGCAGATGCACCAGAGGAGGAAGCGTCGCAAGAGGAGACGCTGCCGGACCTGACCGCTGCACAAATACGTGGGCAAAAAGGCGGCAACGCCAATGCCCATTACAAGAAAGCGAAGCGCGCGCATCACCTGCGGGTCGACGATCATCTTGAGGGGGATGCGTAATGCTCACATGCGGCATTGATTTGGGTACCAGCAACAGCGCGATTGCGTTTCACCACGGCGATATCACGAAGGTGATCACGCTGCCGTCTGGCAAAACCACGATGCCGTCGGCCGTCGCATTCCTTGGCGACAACCTGTTCATTGGTGATGAGGCGATAGCGCAGGCGGCTCGTAATCTTGAGCACACATTCACCAACTACAAACGCCTGATGGGTGTGCGCTACAATGATGATATCGACATGGGGCCACAGGTTGTCAAAGGCGATCTGGGCTTTGCTGCTTTGCGCGGTCCAGACAAGACGTGGCATCCAGCTGAGCTGTCTGGTCTGGTCCTAGAGAAGCTGAAGGAAGCAGCTGAGAAAGAGATTGGCGAGACGCTGGATCGCGCAGTCATTACGCACCCGAGCTACTTCGATGAAGAAGCTAAGCGCGCAACTATGAAGGCGGGCGAATTGGCAGGGTTCAAAGAGGTGCACCTGCTTGGTGAACCGACGGCTGCCGCGATTGCGTACGGGCTGGACCATGACAAGTTCAGCACTGTTGCAGTGTTCGATCTGGGCGGCGGTACGTTCGACGTGTCCATCATGGAGATTGGCAAAGGCTTCCATCAGCACCTAGCGACCAACGGCGACACGAGACTGGGCGGCCTGAACTTTGATGAAGAGATTGCGCGCTGGCTGGTTGATCAGCACAAAGAGCAGACAGGCGTCGATCTATCGGCAGATGCGTATCGGTTTCTGCGATTGATGCGATCATCTGAACGTACCAAGATCACACTGACGACAAAGAACGAGGCAGACGTCGAGCTGGCGTTCGCCTACGTCAATGCCGAAGAGGGACAGGCACCAGTCCACATTAAGGAAACGCTGTCGCGCGACGCATATGAAGCGCTGGTCGAGCACCTTGTGATGACCTGTCTGAAAAGCACGAAGCTGGCAATGGTTGAAGCTAAGCGAAGCGCGGCCCAGATTGACGCCATCATACTGGTCGGCGGAATGACGCGTGTGCCCATGATCCGCGAGGCAGTGCAGGCGTTCTTCAACAAAAAGCCTAGGGCTGACATCAACCCAGACGAGATCGTGGCAATCGGTGCGGCGATCAAAGGCGCCGCGCTGGACGAAAGGATTGCGTCGATTATGGAGGCAGACATCCTGCCCATGTCGATCGGGATCGAGACTGCTGGCGGCAACATACATCAGGTCGTGTCGAAGGGCACAGCGTTTGGGTTCCGCGCTGAGGCCACGATAACAAACGTCAAGGAAGCGCAGTCCTGTCTTGCGATTGGCGTATACCAAGGCGACAAGCCGCGCGCTGCCGACAACAAATTGATACAAGCGTACACGTTCGAATTGCCAGAGGGCTTGGGGGAGCAAGAGGCAGAGCTGCAGCTGGTGTTTAACATTGATGCAAATGGATTGCTGACGGTCCACGCGCACGATCTGACACAGCCAGAGGCGGCCGCTATCGTTGTTTATGAGGGAGCATTTGGGTGACAGTTACATCAACCAGCATGTGGGGCCTTGCGCTTAACGCGTCGTTTGAGAAGCAGGGAGACGGCCTGACGCACCTTGTGGCGTATCAGGATGCGGTAGGTACATGGACGATCGGCGACGGCGTCACGGAGTATCCTGATGGCTCTCAGGTGAAACAGGGTGATCGCCTGACACGGCAGCAGGCAGCGACGCTGAACCGCCGAACACTGCAGGTCTATGAGCGGGCAGTGCGTCAGCATGTGCCGACCCAGTTGAAACAGCATGAGTTCGATGCGCTGGTTGTCTTCGCTTACAACGTCGGCATTACCGCGTTCAGGACGTCGACCGTAGTCAGTTATGTGCTGAGCAATCGCATGACGGATGCGGCCGCGCATTTCGGCGAATGGATCTATGGCACGGTGCGCTCGACGGAAAACGCAGACGGCACGATAAACTGGGCGCAGGGCCCTGACGGTCAGCCGCTGGAACTGGGGTCGGAATGGAAGCGCGCGTTGCGCGGGCTGTTGCGGAGACACTACGCAGAGGCCTGTCTGTTTTTAGGATACGACTGGAGCATTGCCTGCCACGAAGACAACATTGTCATGGAGGTAGAAAGCGAGTGGGATCCTGACTACGTCAACGCCGATGGAAAAAAGGTTGGGCGCTGGAAGGATCGCGTGACCCGCAAGACAACGTGGGAAGAGGTGTTGCGCGTCGCCAAGAACTATCCGCTGGATCAGCAGGCGCGTGGTGCAGATCGATTGAAGTCATTGCCTAAAGAGCAGTTCCCGCGCTCAGTACCTATGGCAGAGCTGCCGCCACAGATCGATCCGAACAATGGCGCCAAACCTATGGAAGCAACGGAGCGCTTCGTTGGGCAGATGCTCATCACGATCGGCGTTATGATGCGCGCAATGGCTGGGTCCGTGGCGAAGATCGGTGGCATCGGTGGCGTGGTCGCTACCATGTTTATGGAGCTGGTCAGCAACCCCACAAGCTTGGCGCTTTTGGTTGGCGGCATTGTCGTTGTGATCGCAGCAGTGCAGTGGGTTGCTGGCTGGGTGATGGAGCGGCGTGGCGAAACCATACGGCAGCGCGGTCGCGACAGTGCAACACAGGTTATGATATAGGGCATCGATATGTGGCAGTGGTTTCTCGGCAATCGTGTAGCGCAAGGCATTGGTGGCGCGCTGCTGGCATTCATTGGATGGACTGCGTGGTTGGCTGCGCGGGATCATCGTATTAGAAAAGAACGCGATCTGGTTTGGAGAAATCGTCTGGCTGATGAGGAGATGCGCGTAACTGATCGCGTACAGCAGGCAGAAGATGAGCTGGATCGTGCACTCGCAACCGGTGGGGTGGAGGCCATTGCGGAAACAGATCCGCACAACAGAGGACCACTACTATGAGGATGGTTATGTTTGGCGCAGCTGCGTTTCTAACGACAGGCTGTGTGTCCACCGTTGAGGTTGGCAAGACCTCGCCCATGATCTGCAACCAGATCGAAGCAATCGACTACCACTATTGCACGCCAGAGAAAGGCGACGGCTCGCGCAAGTATGATGACCAGAACCTGTGCGACACACCGGAAACGGTCGAGCGGATCATTCGGTACAACACTAAGTATCAGTCTGCCTGTGAAGAAGACTGATGCGTCGCGGAGAGCGTCTGGCCCTCCGAGCGCATGAAGAAATAGGCACACACATTGTCTGGCTCCCAGACTGGTCTGTGTTCATGGCGCGCGTCATTGCGTTGTGTGTGGCAGCATGGCTGGCTCTGTGGTTTGTGCCAGGCGTGCTGATTGATACTGGGCTTAAGGCGGATCGGTTCTGCAAACAAGCGTTGCCAGTTCCGACTGCCGCAGTGTGCATAGACATACCGCCTGAATATCCAAAGGCGGCAGGCGATCGTTATGTGGCGACCGCCTGCACGCAGGGCAGCTACCTGTTTTTGCCAGCGGCCAGCGCCGGCGACATACAGGCAATGCTGGATCTGTGTCATGGCAAACATCCCTTTGTTCGCTGGCATGACAAGCTGCGTTCCATCTGGGCTGTTAATGTGCAGGAACCATCGCTAGAAGAGGAGCAGCCTAATGGCTAACTGGCTAAGCAAAGTCACGTCGATCTCGGCGGACGCAATCGAGAGCGCCGGACTGGGTTTTCTGGTCGGCATGGGTGTGTGGATCCTGATGGGCATGTTTGGCATTCCCAACATTGGCCTGATCATCGCAGCCGTTGTCGGATCACTGTACGCGAACGGCAGCCTGAACCGGCGTCGCGCGAACCTGAAAAAGCCAACACCGCCAGAATATAGATAGATGACCACGACCGCAGTCACGTCACAGATCTCGTTTGCAGGCACCGCAGAGGGGACACTAGGTCCGTTCAGCCTGATCAAAAGCACTGTCCCAATTTACTTTGCGGACAGTGCTGAGATCGTCGTGCTGCGGTATGACACCGTCACCGATCTGGTTCCAGAGCTGCTAGTTGAGAACGTTGACTACAGCATTGCCGGCGGACCGAGCAGTGGAACGGTAACGCTGCTGACGCCTGCGCAAACAGCGCTGACAACCAATCAGCGTCTGTTCGTGTATCGATCGACACCGCTGGATCAGGAGACTGCGTTCACAACAGGTGGCAGTTTCAGTGCGTCCTCGATTGAGGACGCGTATGATCACATCGTCCGACAGGTCCAAGACCTCCAGCGTCAGATCAACAACAGTGTGCGCATCGTCAACTTTGAACTGGACGAGCTGCCAACAGATGGCCTGACCGTCGACATTGCGCTGAACAAGATACCGTACCTCACTGGCACCGCTGCCAGTCCATCTTGGTCAACCATCGATGCAAGCACATTGACGACAGATGTTGCGCTGGTCGCAGCAAACATTGCAGACATCGAGACGGTAGCAGCGGACCTGTCGGGAGCTGACACTATTGGCGTTGTTGCTGGTGATCTGGTTGGTGCTGACAACATTGGCACAGTGGCAGAAAACATCGACAGCATCATCACAGTGGCGCAAGGCGGCGGTGGCGGTGGCGGCACAACCTACTTGGGTGGAGCTGGCATCAACATCACTGGCGCTGTTATCAGCGTCGACATCGCAGAACTAGATAGCGTATAGGAGAACAGCATGGCATTAGGCGGCACCGATTACATGCTCGTTCAGCAAGGGGCGACCCTAAAGAAAACCACGTTGTCAGACATGGTCACGTATATGCAGGACCAGTTGGGCACAGTTGAATATACAGCTGCCGACATCACTGCGCGCGACGCCACTTCTCTGACGAATACGTTGTCGGTAGGCGATCGAGTGTTTGTGACCAACGCATCAGGTGACGCTACCGTGTCGAGTGGTTGGGCAATCTATCGTTGGAACGGATCGAGCTACACTAAGATTGCGGAGCAGGAGGGTCTGGATGTCGGCACGACAACGAACCTCGGCTACACATCAAGCGCGACGCAAGGCGTAGTCACATCGTCCACAGGTAGCGATGCTACCTTGCCAGCTGCTACTGCCTCTATTGCAGGCCTGCTGCTGCCCGCAGGCTTTACAAAGCTTGGTCACATCAGCGTGACACAGGCCGTTGATCTGGACGCACTAGAGACGGCCAGCCATGCAGCCGTAACTATTTCAACGACAGGCGACGCGGACAGCCTGCTGACGCTGAGCGGTCAGTCGCTAGGCTTCAACATATCAACTCTGCAGGACGCGTAATGGCCATTACAACGAACGATCTGTTTATAGTTCAGGTGAACGCAGACAGTTCGCTCAAGAGCATTACGTTTGGCGCACTGGAGACCAGTCTGGCAACTGCCGGCGGATACCTCACTGCAACATCAGGATCCGGCGCGCCATCGACCACGCCCTCACTGATCGGCGAGGTGTATGTCGATACGCTCAATGATCAGACCTACATCGCTGGCGGGACGGCCAGTGCAGCGGACTGGATCATCAGCCAGAGCGGAACCTCAGTTACAAACCTCAGTTACACAGCGGCTCCGACTAATGGGCTGGTCGTCAGTAGCACGGGCACGGACGCGACACTGACAGCTGCCACAACAACCAACGCAGGCCTTATGCTGCCGGCGCAGTTCGACAAGCTGGCTCTGGTCACAGTTACAGGCGCTATCAATCTGGACAACGCAGCACTGGTTTCTGACACGCGCAACATTGAGACGACAGGAACGGTCACAGCTGCAAGCTTTTCGGGTGCAGCAGAACACAACAGCAAGACAAGCGGTACGCTGGACGCGAGCGACGCCAACACCACGATCAACGCAACGGGCACGATCACGGTGCCAAACAACGTGTTCAGCGCAGGCGACATCATACTGGTCTACAATACCACGACCAGCAATCTGCAGATCACCGCAGGCATTTCGCTCATGCATCTCGACGGCACTACAGCATCCGATGGCAACCGCACTGTTGCGAGCTATGGCTTGGCCCTTATCTATTTCCGAAGCGCCACAGAGTGCGTTGTCGGCGGCGGAGCGGTGACGTGACATGGCTATTGCGGATACCGATTTTCTGCTGACACAGAGATCCGCAGACGCCGGCCTGCGCAGGATTACCAAATCAGCACTGCAGACCAGCCTGTCTGTAACTGAAAGTCAGATCAGCGATCTGGGCAGTTATGTCGTTGATACTGGGGACACGATGTCTGGTGCGCTGACGGTGACAGCCACAGTGACAGCCAATGCATTCGTTGGGCCGGTTGATCAAAGCACACGGACTAGCGGCACACTGGTTGCCGCCGACGCCAACAAAAGCCTCGTGATCACCGGCAACATTGCGATCCCGAACAGCGTCTTCAGCGCTGGCGACATGATCATACTGGTCAACAACACCACGACAGCGAAGTCGCTGACGTCAAGCCTGACCACGCTGCGTCTGGCGGGTGCAGCTACGTCCTCTGGCACGCGCACGATTGGACCCTTCGGAATGGCGTGTCTGTATTTTACCAGCGCGACCAGCGCGGTGGTTGGTGGGTCTGCTGTCACATGACCATGCTGAAGGCATTCGGATTTGCTTTGCTTACAGCCGCAAGCGACTACGGAGATCGCACGGTAACGATTGGACAGAGCGGCAACGCGTATGGATGGATATATATCAGCGCCGGCTCGATAGATGACACGAACGTCGGCGGTGAGACACTGCACGATATTTTTGTGCTGGCCATCACGATCAAATCCGCGACGACATATTATGTCTACATCAGGTTCGAAACTGACACGTCTGCATCCGCGCCGTTTAGCACAGCCCTGTTCGTGACCAGCAATAAAACATTTAGCTCCAGCACGGCCAATGTGGTTTATGATAGCGGCAATGACTACACGACCTACACGTGGTCTGGAAACAGTACGTCGGATGCGTTTAGTGTGTGGAGTGAGTGGAGCAGCAATGTCGGCAACGATAGGACAGTGACGTTCAGCGCATGATTACCATTGACCGCATTATGAACCTCAACACCGTCAACATCGATGCGATGTGGGCCGACACGTTAGATCAGATAGAGTTGATGTATCCCGACGCGGCAGGCGAGCGAGAGCGCATCCTGACTGAAGTTGTCACCGCTGCTGCGATCGGTCTGCCTTGGCTGTTGTCATCTGCGACGCACGATCAGCACGGGGTGTTCAACATATCTCTGGGTCGTATCGTTGACGGCGTGTGGATCAATGAGCTGGGGCTGTTCAGGCGCATAGAGGATCCTGATCTGTATGGCGCCGGTGAGATTGTGGTCGGCCTGTTCGTTGATCACCTGAAAACGTTTGGCTGCACTGGACAGCTGTTGCGCGCTCCAGCCAACAGTCGAACGGCACAGATCATGTTTTCCAGTTTCAGCAATATGGTTCCGGCGATCTATGCTACTGTCGACATCACAGAGACTGATGACCATCCTAACGGCATGGCTATGGTCGAGTGTCGAACAACGTTTGCGGAGTAAGCATGGCAACGATCCTGATAGGCGCTATGGCTGCACTGGGCGCACCCCAGCCGCCAGACTTTACGCCGACTGTCACAGGCACATGGAGCGCAATCAACGATACATTTGATGGCGGGGCTAACGTCGACAGCGGAAACGTGACACTGAGTGACATCAACCAACCGATATCGCTCTACTACACGCTGTCTGGTTCCCAACTGGTCACGGTGTATCGATCCATCAACAATGGCTCATTCATTCTAACCTCAAGCGGCGCCGGCAACACGTTCACCATAACAAACAATGACACGCTAAAGTGGCGGATCACGACGGGATTTAGCACGATCGTCACCGGATCGATCAGCATCTTTAACGCAAGCGACAGCAACGCGTCGATCAATGGGTCGATCGGATTTAACCTCAGACAGGTATAGCGCGGTGATCGCTCGTCTGATGCCAGTATAACGGGCTGCTGACGCTGCCCTTCTCTGGCGTAGCAATGCTTTCCATCACGGTCTCGCCTGTGCGGTAGTTGACCACAGGCACCATCGTCGACCGGATGTTCGACACTGCGTTGTTCAGCGACTGTGTGCGCGTGTTGAACGGGCCATAGGTGTTGACCTCACGTATGCGTGCAAACATGCCCTCGACCGGCTCACGCACAACGATAGTGGCCCACCAGTGACCGGCCTCGTTGTGCACGCGTGTCTGACAAACGAATTCGGCATGGCGATCCCAGCGCACCCACTCGTGTGGCTGCTCTGGGCATCGCGTAAAGCCGGCCTGCTTAGGCGTCATCGGCAGGTTCCTCGCCAGAGTTATACAGAACCTCGATGAGTTCCTCCGAAGGCATTTGTGGCTCTTGTGGCTCAGGCTGCCAGTCGGCTGGAGGCTCGTCCATGCGGACCTGTATCTCTGCAATCTGTTCTTTCTGGTGACGTATCTGCTCGGACAGTTCCTGCACGCGCTCATATGCGTCCAGAAAGGATGCGTTGTTTGCGTATTCGATTTCAAGCTCAGCGATGCGATCGTCGAGCACCTGTCTATAATCCATTTGTTACTCCTCTTTTTGGATACGGTTGAATATACTCTAAGATTGCGTTGCGTAGCTCCCGCTTTTCGCGCTTGGTGCCACGGAACCCAAAGTACCTTGCCTTGTCAATGTCCGGCGTTGTGTCGACGACGTGGCCCATAGCGCGGATCTTTGTCACCGACGCGGTTCCGAACCTGCGCTTGCATGTGCGGTGCGCCAACTGCTCTCCGTTCACAATGACTGTGTCCTGTCGCGGGATCAGTCCGCTGCGCTCACGCATGGCTCCGACATAATCGAAACCGCAAGCCTGATAGATCGTGCCTATCTCGCCGGCCCTGATGTCGGACATGCCAGTGACGACCTTGTATTTAGTTGGCAGCATCTTCATGCTGCGCCGGATCAGCAGGCTGCCAGTGTGCGGGTGTGCCCAGTGCACGCAGGCTCCGCGAGACAGCAGAATGATCTTGCCGGTGTACCCAAACCGATCCCAGCGCCCGAGATTTTCGCAATACTCTGGGGAGTAGCAGACGACACCAGCGCAGGCGCCATCATAAAAAGCGCCAAAGGCATGTAGCGTGATCGACGGCATGTTGCCGAGCCACTCATACTCTTCGATGATGGCCTTGGCTGTGTCATACGAGACAGCGCGCACCTCGCAATCCTTGATGTCTGGATTGGCAGGCCACCACTGGCCGAACAAATCATTGCTCGGCTCAGCGGCTTTCGCCTCACGGATGATGCGCTGGTGCGCCTTAAGCATCTTGGTCGACCTTAAGGCGCGTCACGATGGTCTGCGCGGTGTCGCGGTAGCTGTCGTGCTTTTTGACCGTCGCCTTGCCGGTAACCTGCTGGTCAACAAAACGCTCGAGGTGCTTGTTAGAGAACCAGACCAGCACATTGCCGTCGGTGGTGACGAGGCGGCTCAGGTAGCGCGGTGCGTATGGGTAGAACGGTTCGTGCCCGATCTGCCGGCTGGCAACAACGGTCGCCTCGAATGCAAAGCGCTCACGTGGTGCACCGATGTGCTGGCTAGAGGCCTGCGCGTCAGCCGCAGCCTGAACCTTCGCAATCATGCGATCAACCGCAGCGACCTGCTTGTCACTGAGATCGTCCCAGTTTTTGCCATCTTCGAGCCGCTCGCGGATGTCGGCGGCGAAATTACCTTTGAGGTTGCACAGAGCGACGTAGCGCTCGTCACTGGCAAGCTCAGCGATGCGTGCCTCGCGGGCTGCAGCTGCACGCTCCTCCTGTGCGCGCTCAGCGGCGCGCTCGGCGTTGTCTTTGGCCTTGCGACGTGCGCACAGTTTCTCGGCGGCATCAGCTGTGTAGAGCGCAGTGCGTGACAGTTTGGGATCTTTGCCATCCCCGCCACAACGGTAGCATACCCAATTAGGCCAGCCTTTCCACCCGCCTTCGCCGCCGCACCGGCTGCACTTTTGCCCAGCGTATGCAACCCAGCCGCGCTTGTTTTTCTCGAAGTGATCGCCGACACTCGAAACGAGCCGCTCAGCAGGCTCGCCGTTGTCATTAACACTGACCACAGCGCTGCCATATGCGTCATACAAAAAATTGTGGGCATGCTCCTCGCGCGTTTTACCCGCGAGCAAGTCTCTAAAGCTGTGCGGTACGTGGATGAATTCATATGTCATAGCTGTCTCTCCTCTGGCTATGCCCTACGACTACTCGTAATTTTTTAGGCTGTCAACAAAAAAAGTGAAGGGGCCGAAGCCCCCTCAGTCCTCCCTGTTCTTTAAGTGCTCATCAATCAGGTACTGCTTCGCCTGATCCATGTTTCTGAAGAAGAATATGTTGGATTTGTCAGATCGCAGATGTCTGGGCCATGCGGTGATGTAGGTTGATCGACAGTCATACAGCAGGCTGCCAATGTAACTGTCGTCGAGCCATACTGCCTCCTCCATTACTCGGTCCACTTTTTTGATGGTCAGGTCGTTGATGGTTGGCTGTGTCATGGTTAGTTCTCCTGTGTTGGCACCCCGAAACCCCGCACTCGAAGAGCGACGGGGCAGGGGCCGATTGGCGGGGCTATCAAATCACTTGGGTAGGATTTCTGCATTCTAGGATGTTTCTGATTGTGTGCGCGAGGTCTTGCTTGATGCAGTAATCAACGTCTCCAATTTGGTCGGCCTCGTCGTTTGGCGCGGTCACTTGGTACACAGTCCAGAGTGTGATGGATGTGTCATAGAAATACCGGACCCATTCGCCGCGACCGTTGTGTGCGTAATACGTGTTCATAGCTGTTTCTCCTTTGGCTATGCCTTACGACTACTCGTAATTTTTTGGGGTGTCAACAAAAAAAATGCAGGGGGCCGAAGCCCCCCGCGAAAATGTCAGTTATTGAGGTTCCAAAGCTCGACCTCGACGATGGCCAATTCATCGTATCCACTGCGAGCTGAGCTAGCGCGGATCTGCGCCCGCTCTACACTGGTAGACCATGCGACTGGCCTCCAGTCCACACCGACGATGCGACGCTCGCCGAACAGCCACTCTTTACGACCAACAACGCAATGCGTCAGCCGCTTGTTGGTTTTCTTTCCGACGGCCTCGCCGTTAGGCGCGATCGCAGAGGCGTAATATGCAAACTTATAGCTCATGTCAGCAGGCCTCCTCAGCTTTGTAACGAGTGTCATGCACGCACTCTACCTTCTGCGTGAAGTGACCCTCGCGCAACAGCGTCAGGATCAGCTCCTGCGTGGTCATGTCAGAATGCGTTTCCCAGCGATACACGCGATAATCGCCACCATGCTCCTTGCCAAAGGCCTTCGCCTTAGCCAGTGATGTGAACCAGTCAATGTGACCGCCGTTCAGCACGTACGTTTGATAAAATACCATGTTGTCTCTCCTGCAACTGCAGCGGACCATCCACTGCATCCATTACGTCTACTCGTAATCGTGCAACATGTCAACAGGCGATCGTAAAGGGTCAGTCTAACTGGACAGGATTTTCGGTCGGAGTGGTGTCGATCACGCACTCGTAGGTCAATTCATATCGATGCGTGCGGTCATCGCGTGTCTCGTATCCACTGATCACGCTCACGTTTCGATCCTGCGCGTTGCAGGCCTCAAGCGCTTTCACGAACGCAGCTGCGCGCGCCAGCCCGATACTGCCGGCGAACAGGTTGACCTCGGCGACAGCGACAGGATTGGCCGGAGGCGCAGGCTCTGGCGCAGGTTTGCGTAGGCGCTCCTGTGCCGCCGGCGAAATGCACGCCACGAGGCCCAGTGTCAGGATGACCGCAACGACGTGTCTCATTTTTTCTTTGCTGTTCGAGCGCTTTGCTTAAACGCCAAAGCCTCACGCAGCGCTTCATTCTCTGCCAGAAGCTCTAGTACTTTGGAGGGGTCACATAACTCCAGCCAATTAGCCAAATCTCGCTGACGGTAATGATCGTCGTCTTCGTCCATGCTTTCAATCGGGATGGTCTCAAGAATGGCCTCGCCGACATGCGGGTCAGGACTGTCACGGAGAATGGTGAATGTCTCCGTGAAACCAGCCCACGGCGGACCAAGAACATACCAGTTGTGCCCTGCCAAAGCCTCAGCAGCTTCTTTCAGTGTAGTGTGGTCTGTCATGTCTTCTGCCTTAATCGTTTCTCCTGTCACTTCTGTTCTGTTGTATCATGTAAATTGGAATGGCGGGATCCACTGCTAGGAGAGACATGTGTGGACCCCGCCCCCAAGGCGGTCACGGTGGGGGGGAGGGAAACGTGACCGCCAAGCTTTTAAAACGGTATTGCGTCGTCCAGCTCTGGCTCTGTAACGTCAGACCGGCCCTGTCCGCTCAACATGACCATGTCAGCGCCATACCCACGCAGGACGATGTCTGTCGCATATCGATCTGAACCGTCCTTGGCTTGGTACTTGCGGGTCTGGACCTTGCCTTCCAAATACAGCCGGCTGCCCTTGGTCACGTAGCGCTCAGCAATGTCTGCCAGCGCGCCGTAAATCGACACATTGTGCCACTCGGTCCGCTCTTGACGCTGACCGCTCTTGTCTTTCCAGCGCTCACTGGTGGCCAGAGACAGGCGAACTACCTTTTGACCGTCGCCAAAATCTCGGACCTCTGGATCCTTGCCGACATTGCCGACCAGAATGACCTTGTTGATACTGCTCATCTTTTACCTCTGAGGTTGTTAAAAATCTTGTGTTCGTATTGTAGCAGACGACCGCCTGTCGGCGAAACGAATGCACTGTATCCCATCTCGGCCACGTACGGCTGCTCATAGACCTGCGTCAGCACAATGCCTGGCCCGTCCTCTCGCGTATGGCCAATGCGCAGCAGCGTCAATTCAAAGACTGGCGCGACTGTGCGTATTAGCGTGATCAGGCGAACATAGTTGACGCTGTCATGGACGTTGACGTCAGAGAATGACAGGTGTGGCATCGTCAGATCACGCAGTTTGGCCTTAGCGTAGTGTCGCATGATGATGTTACTGTTGTTCACAGCGCCCACCAATTAGCTCGCGACCTACGTGCTGGCATCGAGTGACAGCTGTGCAGACCTCTCGATCGAACTCCTCAATGCGACGCATCATGATTTCGATATCTGCCTCACACTTCGATCGCTCCAGACGCACGATACGCATCTGCATATCGTCCGGCATGTCAGGATGATAATACATGATGTCGACCCAGTGTCTGCCTGTGCAGGACATCTGCAGCAGGGCCTGCCAATAATACTGCTCGGGCACGGATCCGCTCATGAAGAATTCCAGATAGTTTTTGTCCAACGGGCACTTGATTTCCAGCACTCCATCAGATCCCACGAGACGGTCTGGGCTGCAGCCCGTGCGCGGCAGCATGACGTGATCGACGAAACCACTGAAGGTCACCGGCTGGTCTGTCTGCATTTCATATTCAGCAGCAGCCAGTGGCTCCAGTTCGACGCCACGCTGCATGGCCCAAGTGGTCGGCACCTCGACACGCCGGCCGGTCAGGCGTTCAGTGACGAGAGACCAGAGATACGTGTCATAGTCGGCGTACGGTTTGCCATCGCGCTTGCGACGAACCACAGCGTGCACTTTGGACGCGGTTATTTTGCCAACGCGATCCGCCAGCCATTGCTCGCGATCGATTTCTTGCGGGTTCTCTGTCATTGTGTGGCCCCCCAGCTCTCAAGCTTGCGAACGATCGCTGCGTGATGCACAGCCTCGATATCGTCCAGTGACGATGCGCCAAACGGCTGGCCAGCAGCCCATCGCAGGAACTGGTCCTCAGTTTTGTCGAGCTGTTTCAGCATCTGACGGATCAACGGCAGTTGATTGCGCGCAGGCGTGGTTTGCGCAGGCCGGCGTCCGTTCTTTGGCTCGCCGTCGGTGTCCTCTCCACCAACGCGCACGCCGGTGACGCCCATCAGCGTATATCGCCGGCCATATGTATAGGCGACAGCGCGTGCCTGAATAGCGTTAGCGCCTCGGCCACCTTCTTCGTACGGCACCACAAAGCGCGAACTGCGCGTGTATCCGTCGACATGCGTCAGATTACACGTGACCTCCAGCTGATTGTCTGCCAGCTGAGCGACCGTCCAGTCATAGATCAGTCCATTGCCATACAGAGCCTCATCAATGGCACCCTGTATGTCCTCCAGTTTGGCATACTCGCTTTTCAGGTGGCTGTTGCGACCCGACTTATCGACGTACGTGAAGGCTGCACGCGCGCTGCACAGCGCAGCGACGAATGCCTTCTTTGCTGCGACAGTGTCGACCGTCGCGATCTCATCAAGCGTAAGCGTTGTCATTGTTCTCTCCTTTAATGACAGTGGCGGTAAAGCGATCGTGCTCCTGTAGCGCTGCTCGGCAACGTTCCAGATGCGTTTTGGCGAGGTTGTGGCGCTGGACTGCGCTTTGCAGTTCGCGCTCCAGCGTCACGACCAGATGACGCATATTGTGCAGTTCGGCCGAGGCCTGTGCACAGTTGTGATCCAGCACGCGACGTTCTTCGCGCCGGCGGATGGTGACGAGCACGGGATCGAGCAGGCGCTCGGTCTGTGCCAGTTTGGATGTCAGGTTAAACATGTCAGTGCTCTATGTATTGTTCGTTTGGATGTTCATCGAGACGATCGGCCAGACGTCGCAGGTTGTCGCACCGGCGAAACCATTGCTGGCGCGTCTCGCTGTCCATTTTGACCGTGTCCCATTCGAGATCGTTGGCGATCTGGCGCAACAGTTTGGCTTGCTCAGAATTTAGCATTGATCAGATCCCGCAGGTGTGACCGAATAAAATCGTAGGCCCAGTCGCAATGATGCTCGTCACGATCCCATTCGTGATGCAGCTGCACCGCGTTCCAGATGACCTCGTCACAGAAGTCTGGATGCTTGCGTATCTGGTACGGCAGTTTGGCCAGACCGTTGACGATGTCTAGAAGGTCCGCCTTGTTTTCATGGATGAATGCGAATTCAGCGCGTTCGAACGCAATTTCCTCGCGGTCACGTTCAGCAATATCATATGTCATGTGTCTCTCCTGTAATGACGACAGCACACTACAGGCGATCGTATTATCGTGTCAACGTGTGATCGTAATGTTTTTGTGGCATGTTGAGGGTTGCCAGATCACTCGAATTCGGTCTATGCGAGATGTCGTAAATTTCACGCAAGGAGCATTTATGAGCGACTATATAGACAGGCTGCGCCTCGAGCGCCATTTTACTGGCATTCGAGCGCGTTTGCGCACGGCCATTGACGCCGGCCAGACCAGTGTTCGAGAGATTAGCGAGCGCACTGGTATTCCGCAATCTACCATTTATTCGAGCCTATCAGCGCAGGATCAGGGCAGGCAGGTGAGCCGGCACATTGATGTGCATGACCGCATCTATAAAGCGCTGCAGCAGGTGACGCGTGCGTAGAAATCAGGTCGAGTACCAGATCCAACGATCGATAGTCATGTTTCTGCGCTCTGCTCTGCCAGAGAACAGCGTCGTTTTTCACGTGCCCAACGGCGGTGCGCGGCGAACGGCTGAGGCTGCGCGCTTCAAGGCGATGGGCGTGGTTGCAGGCGTTGCGGACCTGATCGTGCTGACCAATGGCAAACCTATCGCCATCGAGGTGAAGGGGCCCAAAGGCAGGCTGAGCGTGAAGCAAAAAGATTGGGCCAACCAGTGGGTTGAGGCAGGTGGTGTTCACATGACAGTGACGTCGATCGATGATGTAGCGATCAAACTGGTGGCGGCAGGGGTGCCGCTCAGAATGAGGTTGATTAGCTAGGCAACACAGAGGAGGGACGTGTGGAGAGACGCAGACTTACATATGACCAGCTGATACGCATCGTGCGCAAGCAAGAGAAGATCATCGATGATCTGCGGTTCAAGCTTCAAGAGGTGCGCGGTTCGTATCGGCCAGATCATCCGTACAATCTGACCAGACAAGAGCAGCGCATTGCTGAAACGCTAGCTCGCCGGCCTGAAATGGTGTTCAGCTATGAAGCGCTGTTCAACGTTTTGGACAGCGATGCTGTGAACGCATGGCCCATGATCAAGGTTCTGGTCAGCCGCGTGCGAGCTAAGACAGCACGCGATGGCGTTGTGATCGAGACTGTGCGCGGCATGGGCTATCGGATGACACGTGCAGGCGCTGAGATTTACAGGAAGCGGGCTGATGTCTGAGCGATTTAGCATGATGAATGCGTCCGCGTTTTCGGACAGGCGGTTGAAACTAACCGACCTGCGGGTGTTGGGTGCGATTGGTTCGTACGTCAATTCCGACACGCGAGAGGTCTATCCATCGCAGGTGACTTTGAGCGATACACTGGGCATTGCGCGACCTAACATCAACGCAGCGCTCAAGCGTCTCGAGGCGTGCGGTTATATTCGCAAACTCGAGCGGCGGAAAACTGGGCAGTGGACGTACGTGGTAGTTTTCGACGATGTATGTGACGGCATACATGTATCTCCTGACATACATGTATCCCCTGAGATAACGGATGTTATCCCACGAGATAACCTGCATGTATCTCCCGACATACACAAACAGACTAGAGAACAGACTAGTGAACTATATGACGCGCTCCGCGCGCTGCTCAGCGAGCAGGGCAGAGGCAGAACCAACAGACAGCGAACTATGAAAACGCTGACCAAGCTTTTGGGTCGACACACACCTGAACAAATCACCTCAGCGGTACGCGTGTATGCTCAGAAAACGGACGCGGCATTTCACAGCGGCCTGCAGGTGTTCCTGTCGGGGACCGGCAAGGGCCTCCAGTTCGAGAACCTGATTGAAAGCCAGCCCAGCCAGCCGGCCGACATGAGTGGCATCCGTGAGCGATTTGAGAGTATGAGATGAAGACGCACGACATTCCTGAATGGTATTACGAACGCTATCCACGCGCCGGCGCCAACGCTAGCAAGCAGGCGAGCCAGAGACTGTTGCGCGGTGAGCAGTCTATGGTCGACCGGCTGTGCGACTGCATAACAAAACTGCCCGATGTGCCAGCCGGATCATTGGTTGAGCTGTGCAATGTAGAGGATGGGTATTATCCAGTCGACGCTGTGGTTCACTACGCTGGACAGCCGATTGCGTATCTGGAGCTGAAAGACAAAAGCGGAGTGCACCAGAAATCTGGTGTCTCGTTCGACCGATGCGCAGATGTGATCGTCAAGGTCGACAAATATGCTCGCCTGATTGCATGGCAGGAACACACGCAACTGCCGGTCTGGTTGGTGTGGGGGTATCGATGTGAGACCCTGACGGCTTATCGCGTCAACGATACGATCGGCATCGACGTTGATTTCGGCATTGTCGGACAGGCAAACGCGTATGGTCAGGTCTATAACTACGCTGACCGAGCAGAGATGAGCCTGTTCATCAAGCGATCGGCTCAGCTGTGTCTGTCTGGTCCTGTCAGCAGCAGCAGGTTGATCGAGGCAGCCCGACAGCAACGAGACAGCACAGCAGACTGTCTGGAGTTCACTTCGTTCAGCAACGTTGTGACCAGCCCAGAGTATGAACGATACGTGCAGACGTACCTGCCAGAGGCCAGAGAGCTACGCGCTGCGCGTTTTCCAAACCACAGATACAGATATCGTTGGCTGAGGCCGGCCAAGGGAGAGCATTATGCATAACGAAGTGGATCCACATGACTACGCAGCCGAGGCGTCGGTGATTGCGAGCCTGCTATACAAAACGTCGGCTTTCGTTGATGCCGTCGAGGGGCTGGAAGCTGAGCATTTTTTTGACGACTGGAACCAGCACATTTATGGCTGGATCAGCCGGCGCATTGCAGAGAGCAAACTGGTGAACGTCGACCTGTTGCTGGCGTGGCTGGAAAAGCAGGACGCGCTGACAGATGACATGAAAAAGCACATCGTTGGCTCTGCTGGCTTGATCCATTGCGTCGCTGACTTTCCAGACGAAGTCACAGCATTTGCTCACATCATCATCACCTGTGCGCAGAAGCGCAGGATCAGGATGGCTGTAGATCAGGTGCTGTCGGACCTGAAAACGATGCAGGTGGAGGAGGCCTGTGATCTGCTTCACGGCGCAATCAGTTCCGTGTTTGATACTGGGGTCAGCAATGATCTGGTGCTGACTGAGGATTGCCTCGACGACGACCCAGCCGACGAGTTCGTGAAGACCGGCTTCAATCAGGTCGATCGTCGATGTGGTGGTCTCGAGGTCGGAGGTGTCACGGTGCTGGCAGGTCGGCCAGGGATGGGTAAGAGCGCGATCGCTGTGCAGATTGCGGCAGCTGCAGCCCGAGCAGGTGAGACAGTTCTGTATTTCAGTTTGGAGGTTCCACGTCAGGACATCCTGAACAGGATGGCGTGCACAATGATGCACGCAGAAGAGCCAATGTCGCGCGTCCCGTTCTACTCGACGTTCAAAACTGGCGAAGCGCAGGCGTCCGACTGGAGGCGTCGGCGTGAGGTGTTGAGCACAGACGATGCCAATCGCGTGATCGTGGACGATAAGGGCGGGATCGGTCCTGACCACGTCAGGCGTCAGTTTCGCAAGGCGCGGCGCCTCGCACGGCAGAGGGGCTGGAAAGAGCCGCGCGTGATTGTGGTTGATCACCTCGGCAAAATGACAGCGGGGCGACGCACGAACAGCCAGTATGAGACTGTCACTGCTGTCTCAGATGCGCTGTTGCAGATCGCTAAGGAATTCAACATTGCGGTGTTGGCGCTATCGCAGCTGAACCGTGCGGTCGAACAGCGCCAATCTCACAAGCCACAGCTGGCTGATTTGCGAGAGAGCGGAGCGATCGAACAGGATGCGTCAGTAGTGCTGCTGGCCTATCGTCAGGATTACTATCTGCAGAGATCGATCGATGAGGCGATTGCAGAGGAAAACGCAGAGCGAGCGGAGATGCTTCTCAAAGTGCTCGAACAGGTGCAGTATCAATTCGAACTGGATGTTGCGAAGGCTCGATCGGGACGGCCTGGCACGGTGCGGATGCAGCATCGGATCGCGGAGAACTTTTTTCAGGAGACCACACTATGAACCGGTTATTCTATGTCCCCACGCTAAGTCTACCGCTTGCGCTGTACCTGTTCCTGACCCCGTGGGTGGCGCCGGAAAGCGTTTGGCTGACCATTCCAACGTTTAGTGCGTACAGCATAGGTCTGACGTTGTCGGGTCTGGTGACGATCGTGGGCATTATCTGCCTTGGTGCAGAGATGATCAAAGCGACACTGGCTCGCGCTCTCGGCACGGCAGACCAGATCATCAGCGTTTGCTTTCTGCTGTTGATGTGTCTGCTTGTGCTGAGTGGAGCCTGTGCAGATCAGGTGGGCGCGACACTGCTCGTCCTGTCGTTTATCGACGTCGTGGCTGGCAGCGTCATCTCACATCGCGTTGCGTCTATGACGTTCGTAGGCGCCGGCGGCAACCTGCCTATTTTTGGAGGAGTAGATCAATGAACGAACATTTGATTAGAGCAGTCCAGCAACTGCGCGCAGCCCAGAACAATCTCGACACGTTTTTGGAGCAGATTGTCGAACAGGACCGTCGCAAAATGTGGCTAGAGATCGAACTGGACAAAGCTAAGGCAGCGCTTGTCGCAGCAGCGCTTGTCGATGACGGCAAAGGTGAGGCTGTCAACAATGTCGTGACGCCGGCGATACCATCGCAGGTGGTCATGAGCGCTGACGCGATCCGCAAGGCGTTTGATTTCGACAAAAGTCGGCTGGGTCGATATTATTGGGACAGCCTGATCAGCGATAACCAGATTGCTGACGGCCGAGTGCGTCTCAATCAGACAGAGGTCGCCTCGTTTCAGGCAGAGAAGCGCGCGCAGCAGGCAGACTGATGCCACGGACTGGACGAGCCATACTGTGTCAGGTCGCGGACCGGCACGGAGTGCATCCGTCTCAGGTTCTGGCCGACATCCACATGCTGTCGATCAACAGCGCAGAGCGTCAGGTTCTGGACAAAGCGCGGATCGAGGCAATCGTTCTGATGCGTGACGAGCTGAACTACTCATTCAACCGCATTGCTAACGTGCTGGAGCGCACCAAGACGGCGGTGTGGCGGGCATACCAGAAAGCGACCGTCAACACGCCGGTGAAACGTTTTGATAGTGAGGAACTGGAGGCTCATTTCAGACTGATCGCCGGCACAGACACGGCCATGATCCTGCGGGAGTATCTCGACGCCACGACCAATGAATTGATCCTGCTCGCTGTCGTCATCAATGCATATCCACGATGGCTGGACGAGCCCAGCGTCGTCGCGCGATATGAGGAAGGCGTGGTCAGGATACTCAATGAGATGCGTGCAGAGTTTCCAGAAGAAAGCATCAAGCGCCTCGCGCACAGGTTAGAGAAGCGCATCATCAAGGCGGGCATCCCAGCGCCGTTCTCGAAACGCAAGCCAAGCCAGTTTTGTCTCACCGACGAATTTGCGCTATGGTGCCATAATCAGTTCGGCCGACCGGTCTACATTCCGGCAGCCGTCATAAGTTCGTTGGAGAGGTGAAGCATGATCGCAGGTTTTGTAGCACTCACAGTCATATCGCTGGCCATCGTTTTCGTGTTTGCTGCTGCACGAGCAGCCCGAAGATCGGACGATCAAAACGAAAAACTTGAGCAGATGTTTGAGAGCAAGCGCAAAGCAATGTCGGCTGTACGTGAGGACATCAGGGCCGAGCTTCTGCAGAAAGCGCGCAAAACGTACAAGTTTGGCGATATCGTCGAGGGCAAAAGCCAGCTTTGTTCAGATTGCCATGTGTTTCATCCCGTGTACGTAAACCAGAAGGGTGAGTGGGAGGTCAGTTGTGACGGCGGTCGGAGGATCATACAGCCAGATGACACATAAAACAGCCCGCTGTCGCAGTATCACTCTCGATTTACTCGAATGGGCGATGTTGCACGAGCTGGCGATGAATATGGTTGTACAATTTGACGAATGCCCAGACCGCGACGAGGCTTCAGTAATGAGCGAGGTCTACCTTGAAATCGCAAACAAACTACAAGACGCAACGATACAGTATCGGATGTATTGTGCTGCCAACGATGACCCACGATATCAAGCCACAGGTTACGGCCCTAAAGATGAGACATGAGCCTGATCGAAACAGGCGATGGTTGCAGGCCTGTGTCATCCTAGCGATGATTTACGTCCCGCTGTTTCTTGTTGTCACCTATGGATACTACAATGGCCAAGCCTAAACACGATCGAGACGCTGTCATGCGATACGTCTGTGACCAGATGGCTCTGGGTCGCAGCGTGCGCAGCATCCTGAAGGAAAAGGGGATGCCAGCGATGTCCAACTTCTTTGTTTGGTTGCGTGATGACGAGGCTTTGCAGGAGCAATACGCGCGCGCCTGCGAGGCTCGTGGCGCATACTGGGGTGACACGATCATGGACCTGTCCGATCCAGCCCGCGTTGAGTTACTGCACGAAGACCCAAAAATCGCCGTCCAGCTGGCCAAACTGCAGACAGACAATGCCAAGTGGGTCGCATCTCGACTGAGCCCCAAGCGCTACAGTGAGCGAGTGGTCAATGAGATGATTGGCAATCGGGATGAGGATCCGATCCAGATCGATGCGCAGGTGGTTGATGACCGAGAGGCCGCGAGGCGCATCGCGTTTTTGTTAGAGAGAGCACAGAGAGCAGACAAATGAAGTGTATTCGTTGCGATACTGAGACGATCCACGGTGGTGACCACGATTTGGATGATGATGCAGAATACTATCTGGAGAGCAACTTCACCTGTCCTGAATGCGATATGTTCTACCTAGTGTTCACTCCGCACGAGCCAGAGGCCGACGTTGGGGCTGCTTGATGAAATCACTGCGCGCGTCCAGCAGATGGACGAGGGCGATCGCGCTGAGCTAGAGCAGGCAGCAATGGCTGGCACTGCAGACATGGTTCTGGTGCCAAATCCTGGCCCACAGACCGACGCCTATTTTTCTCCAGCAGACGAGCTGTACTTTGGTGGCGCGGCAGGTGGTGGCAAATCGGTGCTGTTGCTCATGCTAGCCCTGCAAGAGCACCGCGTGTCCCGCCTGTTCCGCCGGCAGTTCACAGACATCGACGGCTCTGGTGGTCTGGCCCAGTCTATGGGCAAGCTCATCGCAACGGGCATGAGGGGATACAATAGCCAGAAGCACGTTTGGCAGCTACCGCACGCAGTGACGAACGGTGTCGATCGGTCGATCGAGTTCGGCGCGTTCACCAATCAGGTTGAGGCAGAGCGGTATCAGGGTCGAGCCGCCGATTTTCTGGGGTTCGATGAGGCTGTGCAGTTTCAGTGGCCATTGATCCAGTTCTTGAGCGCGTGGAACCGGCCAGGCGCGGGCGTGCCGATGGATCAGCGCTGTCGAGTGGTGCTGGCATCCAACCCGCCGGTGACGCCCGAAGGCCTGTGGATATTTGACCGCTACGCAGCGTGGCTCGATCCCGAGCACCCCAATCCAGCAGCACCTGGCCGGCTGCGCTGGTACGCAACTATTGAGGGCCACGAGGTCGAGGTGCAGCCGGACGAAGAGATCGAGGTCCGTGACGCGTTGGGGCGACCTATATTGATACGTCCTAAATCGCGGACCTTCATTCCAGCTTCACTGTCCGACAATCCTGATCTGGTGGACGCTGGATATGCCGAGCAGCTGGCCAATCTGCCGCCTCACCTGCGGGCTGCTCTGCTGGAGGGCAAGTTCAGCACGACACTGGAGGACGCAGAGCGCCAGATCATCCCGACGCAGTGGATCCTGAAGGCACAGGAGCGGTACGAACTGCGCAAGACAGACCTGCAGAACAAGGCCATGACGGCTCTGGGTGTGGACGTGGCTGACGGTGGCCGTGACAGGATGGTCTGCGTGCCGCTGCATCAGGCGACGTTTGGCGCGCCAGTGATGAAGGCAGGCAGTGACGTCTCGACCACGACAGCGAAGGCAGCGTTCATCCTGACAGTGTTGCGGGATGACGCGCAGATCAACATCGACTGCGGCGGTGGCTATGGGTCTGGCGTGTCTGACATGCTCGAAAGCAACCAGATGAACGTCAAGCGGATCAAGGGTGCTCAGAAGCCCACGCGATCCTGTCCTCGAACTGGTCGCACCTATGCCAACCTGCGGACGCAGATGATCTATGAGTTTCGCGACAGTCTGGATCCAGAGAACGGTGACAACATAGCGCTGCCGCCTGGCCGCGAGGTGGTGCTTGAGCTGACAGCATTCAGAGAGATGCCGCGAGAGGACGCACGCAATGTGATCAGGGTCGAGCCCAACGATGTCATTGTCGAACGCATTGGCCGATCGCCAGACATTGCGTGGGGCTTTTTCTTTGCGTGGGCCGCACCGAACCTGACAGCCAAAGAAAACAGACAGGCCTACGTCACCAGTCGCCGTCGCACTGGCCACGTCAACAACATGCGGGACAGTGGCCTGACCAAGCTGGCCGGCAGGCGTCGAGCCAGCAACAGTTTAGTGCGTCGCAAGTAGTGTTCCGATCACGCTGCTAGTCTGCGACCAGCAGGAGGTACAGATGCCAAGTCACTACGGTCATTCCAAAAAGAAAAAGGGCGGCAGCATGGTCGCCAACAAGCCCAAGCAAGCGTCACGTCGCAGCCGGCCAATGATGGGCCCGAGCCCGATGGCAGGTGAGCAGCTGTCGCCGACAATGCTCAGCGCAGTGGAAGAGCTAGACGAGTTCGGACGTCCCAAACGGCGCAAAGGTATGGGCCAGCGCAGTCTTCTCGGAGGCATGGCCTAAATGTTCCGTTCTCCGCCACCACCTCCACCGCCTCCCCCTCCACCGCCTCCGCCGCCGCCAATGCCGACTGAGGTGGCGCCAAGCGTGCAGCAGATGCGAGTAGAGACGGAGCGTGGTGCGCGGAGACGACAGGGCCGACAGTCAACACTGCTGCGGTCATCGCTGGGTAGCGGCCAATATGCAGGCGCTCCGCCAACAACCACGACAACGTTGCTAGGTGGCTGATGCAGTATGGCATGACGAAAGAGGGTGGGCACGAGCGCGGCAAGAAGGTGCGCAAGATGGCCCAGATGGCGTTTCAGAAGAAAGCGCCGTACCTGACGCTATGGCAGTCCATCGCTGAGCTGTTCTACCCAACGCGTGCGGACTTCACCATGAAGCACAGCGAGGCGAGTGAATACTTCGAGGATCTGTACACATCGATCCCCAGCCGCATTGCCAGCCAGTCAGCCAACAACATTGGCCGGCTGCTGCGACCGCAGAGCACGAACTGGTTCAAGTGCGTGGCCAAGCCTGAAGAACTGATGGACGAAAAGCCAGTGCAGAACTGGGTGGAGGACGCCACGGTCACGCTGCGCCGCATCATCTATGACAACAAGGCCATGTTCAGTCGCGCTATGGCCGAGAGCGATCTGGACTTTGTCTGCTTCGGCAACAGCGTCATATCGCACACGTATTATGATGACGTCGGCGGGATCATGGAGCCAGGCATACTGTTCCGCTGCTACCACCTGCGTGACTGTGCGTGGAAGAAGAACCACCTCGGCGTGATCGACCACATGTTTATCAAGCTTGAGAAGACACTGGGCCAGTGGCGCACACAGTTTGGTCAGGCCAATCTGCCAGAGAAGTGGCAGCGTGCTTGCGATCAGGATCAGCTGGACGAGAAGCGCACAGTGTTCATGTGCGTGACGCCGATCGAGCAAGGTGATTATGACGGACAGGAGCGCAACTTTGCGATGCCGGCTGAGGCGAAGTTCAAGATGCAGTATGTCTCGGCAGATGATGAGGCTGACTGCTGCATCAAGGAAGATGCTTACAGCTATTTCCCGTTCACCGTGCGCCAGTGGCAAAGCGTGGCAGGTGAGGATTATGCTCGCAGCCCATGCACATCGGTGGCTCTGGGCGATGCCCGCGCGATGAACACAATGGAGTATGCGATCCTGAAATCGGTCGAGCTAAACGTTGAGCCGATCAAGATCGTCGACCGTGAGGCGATACTGGACGATCGCATTGGCTGGCAGGCTGGTGATGTGATCTACGCCAATGTCGGGCCTGATCGTGGCAACCGGCCAATCGTCGAGTATCTGCAGAACGGTGAAGTGCCTCTGGCGATGGACTGGCGCGATCGTGCATATCAGGAAATGCGCATGGCATTCTTCCTGCATATTCTGGACATTCCGCAGAAGCCAATGACTGCATACGAGGTGAGGCAGAGACTGGCTGCACAGCTGGCTGATGCGTCGCCCATCTTCGAGCCACTGGAGGCAGACCTGCGTCGCATGCTGGGCAAGGTGTTCGAGATGGCCATGACACGGCAGGCATTTGGGCCACTGGAAGACATTCCGCAAAGCCTGCAGGGGCGACAGGTAGAGATCGACTTTGACACGCCGTTGACGCAGGCGAAAGAGAGCGAGGTCGTGCAGCAGTATGAGCAGGTCATGCAGATGACCATGCAGACAGTGCAGTCACAGCACCCAGACGCGATGGCGGCGCTGGACTACATTAAGTTTGACGACATGACACGACACGTGCTCAAGACGTCAGTACCAAGCAAGTGGGAACGGTCGGACGAAGAGGCGGCCGATTTGCGGGAGCAGAAACAGCAGGCGCAACAGGAGGCGCAAGAGCAGCAAATGGCTATGGAGGCTGGTCAGGCTGCAATGAGTGCCAAACCTGAGAACCTGCGAATGTTACAGCGAGCAGTGAATGGAGAACCGCAGTAGTCCCCCGCTACGTACGACAGCAGCCGTAGATAAAATGATCGAGGATCAGCAGCGTGCTGCAACGCTGATAGTGCGCGCATTCAGTCAGGTGGTGCGTGGCAGTGCCGATGGACCGGCGCAACGCAAGGCAATGAAGCACATCATGCGTGTGCTGTGCGGTGTCACCGATTACCCGCAACCGGACGCGGATCCGTACAAGCGAGCATTTGATGATGGCCGGCGTTATGTTGGCCTGAAGATCGCAGAACTAGCAGCCCTTCGACATTACAGCGATGAGGAGAATGAGGAATGAGCGAAGAAGCAATGAGTGCAGAGGGCGGTGAACCAGTCGCCGAGGCACCAGTATCAGAGGCGCCTGTCACCGAGCAGGCCAGTGCAGCGCCATCAGCTGACGATTGGCGCACGCCATTTGCCGGTGGTGATGCTGAGAGACTGGCAGCGCTGCAGCGGTTCAGTGATCCGACAGCGTATGACAAGGCGTTCCGCGACACACAGACAGCACTGCGCCAGAAGATGGAGGGCTATTTCAAGGTGCCCGACGAAGACGCCAGTGATGAGGATGTGGCGGCGTTCCGCGCACAGATGGGCATTCCTGATGCTGTCGATGGGTATGAGCGCTTGGCTCCGCCCGAAGGCATTGAGTTGAGCGATGCAGACAATGCGTTCATTGATCAGGCTTTAGAGCAGCTGCACCAGCAGGGCGGCATCACGGCGTCGCCACAGGTCGCTGCAACGCTGCAGGCGCTTTACCACGACGCTCTGGCAGCGCGCAACGCTCAGGCTCAAGAGATTAGTATGCAGGCGCGAGCTAAGGTGGAGACCGATCTGAAGACGTCATGGGGTCACGACTATGACGTTAACATGAAGTATGCACAGCAGGCGGTGCAGGCTTACTTCGACAACAGCAGTGAGGACGACAACATCCTTGAGGTGCAGCTGATGGACGGGTCGCGGCTGGGTGACAATGAGCAGTTCATCCGAGCGATGACAGCAGCTGGCCGCGCTATGGTTGGCGACCCCCAGTTTCTGGCGGCAGTCAACACACAAGGGCCAGCCAGTGCTGATGAGATCCAAGGCGAGCTGGACAAGATGCGGGCGTGGCGGACTGGCACACCTGAAGAGCAACGCAAGTATGCTGAGGTCAGTGCGCCAGGCGGCAAATACGAGCAAATGCTGGAACGTTTGGAGCGTGCGCGGCAGCGGTAGACTGCATTCCTGTGCGCGTAGTATACCAGAAGTGCGTTACGCATGACGCATGTTCTCTCTGGTTGTCGGCCCCCGTCTCCTCTCTTGGCGGGGGCCGTTTTTTTGTGTTCCAGATCAGTGTGTATGGTGATCATGTTCGCAGGTTTGCGATGAACCATGCGGACTGTGGCCTACCCGAAAGGCTGCCAGTTGCGTCGACAACAGCTGGCACTCGATCGGCCCCACGCTCAAAGTCATGTGAAGGCGGCCCCTGTTGCAGGCCTACCCGCTGGATCTAGTCGCACGAACCTGAACCGGTGTCGCAAGGCACCATAATCCATTGTGGAGATTAGACATGGCAGTGAACACTGTTTCTAATATCGAACGCTCCAAATATAATGACGAATTCCGTTTCGACTTTGAGCGTGAGAAATCCCTGCTGATGAAGGCCGTTAACAGCAACGGTCTGATGCGCGCAGGAACCATTTACTGGGACGTTGTTGGCACGACCAGCGACGCTGCTGAGCGGGCGCGTGATGGCGACATCCCCGTCGATCAGCTGGACAACAGCCAAGTGTCGGACACGCCGAAAGAGTTCTTCAAGAAATACTCTGTCGACGATTTCGACGCGTTCCGTGCGAACCCGAACTATCGGGCTGCACAGTATCGCAAGGCACGGGCTGCCTGCTATCGCACCTGCGATCAGCGGATCATCGAGCTGTTCACCTCTGGCACGAACTACGGCACCACGACACTGGCCAACATCGGCTCAGTTCTGGACCTGACCACATCGCTGTGGGAAAACGACGTGCCAAACGACGGACGTGTCTGGGGTGTCCTGACACCGAAGGCTCTCGCCCGTCTGATGAAGATCAACGAATTCACCTCAGCTGATTATGTCAGCGCCACCGGCAAGACCGAGCAAGGCGTCAATGGCTACGGCGAAGGCGGATACTGGAACTTCATGGGTGTTAAGTGGTTCATGCACACGGGCCTCGCCGGCACCGGCACTTCAACCGCCACGGTTGCCGTATGGCATGAGGACAGCATCGGTCACCAGATCGATGGTGAGCCAGAGCTGCACGCATACTATTTCGAACCACAGGACCGTTGGGAAACGTGGTCGAAGTATCGTGACGCACGTGCCATGTGCCTTCCTAATGGCTGCCTGTACGCGACGCACGACGACACAGCAGCGCTTTAATTTAGAAAGGGGATTTTGACATGGCATATTCAAGCGCAAGCCTCGCACTAGCGCAGTCTCGCAAAGGGGCTGTAGGCTACAGCGTCTGGGTCTATGACAGCACAGACCCAGCCGCAACTGTCGCAGGCGCCGGATACATTTCCGACGCTTTCGAAAAGGGAATGAGCCTTGGCGATCGCGTGGTCATTCGTGAGTGGGGCACTGCTGTGCCAACCACCAACACGGAGACCCGTGGCAATGGTGACGGCACCGCAGCCTCTGGCACTGTTGACGCAGTGTCCGACTACGTTGTGACCGCCATCAGCACCGCTGGGGCCGCAACGCTGTCAGCGATGGCGTAAGGATAGGCTTCGGCCTGTTCTATTCCGAGGGGAAGGGGTATGGTTCCAGCGTGGGGACCGTACCCTTTTTCTTTGGAGACGACATGACTGTTTATGCAAAGCCTGAATACCTCAACCTCGAGGTCGCCGGCAAAACGCGAAACACGTATATCTACGATGCGCCGGCTGAGCACAGCATCGCGCAGATCCAAGCGCCGGAGTATTTCGGTCGCGCAATGAAGAGCAATGTGCTGACACCTCGTGATCTGATCGAGGTCATACCTCGCGACAACAGCTACATGATGCGCCTGATGGTGCGTGAGCAGATCAGACAGGCGGGCCAGTGTGTGACGGTGACGATCGGGCAGGTTCAACATTTCGATGTTGAGATGGATCTGCCTGGCGATTATCGCGTTGAGTTCGCCGGTGGCGCTGAAGGTCACGTGATCTGGAACAAGAACGTACGGATCGAAAGCGGGTTCAGCTCGCAGGAAGGCGCAGTTGTGCGGGTGCTGGCACTGTTCGAAAAGGAACAGTCATCGGCAGCCCTACGCAAGGCGCAGGCAAAGGTCAGCGCGGCCCCGCGTCGAGCACGCAAAAAGGAAAGCACTGAAGCATGACGGTATCGCCGAACAGCAGCCAAGTTGAGATCATCAACAACGCATTGTCAGTTCTGGGTCAGCGGCCAATTACGTCGCTGTCCACGACAGAGATCAACAACAATCAGACCCTGCGGGACATCTACAACCAGTGGGACAATTCTGTGCGCGAGGCGTTTCAGAAGTATGATTGGCAAAAGTTCACAACAATGCGGCAGCTGTCGGCGGTCACCAACACAGATACAGCATCGTCCCCAGTGTCAGCTACTGCTCACTGGAATTACACGTTCAACCTGCCGGCCAATTTCTTTTCGATGATATACGTTGCTGGGACGACAGATCGCAATGATCTGCCGATCGAGTACGAGATCATCGACGGCTATGTGTGTACGAACTATCAACAAACATTCTGCTGGTTCATCAACGGTACGTACGCAAATCAAGTCGGGACATGGCCACAGGCGTTCTGTAATTATGTGGCGATGCTGTTAGCT